TTCGTCTTTCAAATGCTTGTTTTTCTGATTGTTTAAGTGTTTTAAACTTCTCTAAGTTAGCATGTATTTCGTCTGCATTATCCCCTACTATAAAATCTGCATATTCTTCTGATATATCATAAGCTTTAAGCTGCTTTCTTTTTTCTTCATTTAAATCTCTTAATTCCATACTTCTTTGAAGTTTTTCATAATTTGCATTAGCTTGTCTAACTTGTTCTTGAAGTCTTTCATTTTCTGTCATTTTTGCAAGTCTTTGAGCTTCTTGTTCCTTTTCAACTTGTTGTCTAGCTTTTATTTCAGCTTGTTTTACTTTTTCATTAGCTTTCTTTTGCCATTGAGAATACTTTCTATCAAACATTCTGTCTAATTCTTCCTGAGTTATATTCAATACTTTACTTTCTCCACCTTCGCCATTATTAGTATTATCTATATGATTATCTTGTGGAGGTTCTTCTCCACCTTCGTTGCCTTCTGCTAATAATTGAAGGTTCATATCTAACTTGTTGTTTTCCATATTGTTTTTCCTTTCCGTTTTAGTTTCGTCAAACATATTTCCATGAAGCTTTTTAGGTCATCATCACGTTTTGGACATAAAAAATAAGCCCTCTTGAGCTTAGCATATTAATAATTTAGTATTAGTTTGTTGTATAAAATCTTTTATTCTATTATAATCCCATCCATCTAAGTTAATATAAAATCAACGATATCGTCATATTCAAAACCTCTTTGAAATAGCATATCTATAACTTTACAATAATCCATAAATTTATTTTCTCCATGAGTTCTAATTATAAGTTTTGATAATTCGCTTTTTCTTGTTCCTGATAATATGTCAAATATAAGTTGTTCTATATCGTTATTTTCCTTACTAATCAATAATTTTTCAAATTCCAAAGATTTAATCGAATCAGTAAATGCTATTTTTTTATGATTTTTATTTTCATATTTACATTCGCATTCATTTTTATATTCTATAAATTCTTCTATCGTAGATATAATTGATAATGCTGTTTCTAAATCGCATTTAAACCACTCATTTGTCGTTTGGTATGTTTTATATTTTTTATGAATTAAATTTTCTACTTCAAACGCATTAATACACTTATTGCTTGAATATAAAACTTTAATTTTTTTACCATTACCTATTTGTAATTGTTTTTGTCTTTTTTTAACATCCCCTTTATTCAGCAAACATCCAATCTTCTGCTAACATATCAGTTTGACTTGCTAACCACGGAACAAATTTCCCATCTGCTGTTTTCATTCCTATCCAAGGTGATAAAAATAAACTATCTTTATGCACTTCTCCATCTACTTTATATTGATAAGAATTTACATGAGCTAAATACATTCCTTTGCCATTCCAACCTTGTCTACACACTTTTAATCCACGTTTTAAGTATTTTATAGCTTCGCCGAAGTTAAACGTTGGAGTTCCACCTAATAAAGTACAATTTTCATTGTCGGCAACTACCCATTCCTCAGATAAAACATTACTTAGAGTATATTCAACTCTTTGTGTTTCTCTTATGTCTAATATAGGGCCTTGTCCTTTATCTGCATCTTTTGGTCTACAGTGCATCATAATAGTTTGCTTAGTGTTATCCCAACACCAATAACCACCCCATGAAGGTAGTTTGACTTTGTTCCCTTTTTTCATTTCTTCTAATGCTTGTTTAAAATTCATAATAACCTCCTTCTTATAAATATACCTCATTATACCATAGTTAAAGTTATATAATCCACAGTTAAAGTTATTTTAAGTAATAAATTTTATATTCACTTGTCAAAGTACGTTTTCTTATTAATCCACAGTTATAGTTTCATACCCCTATTAAGTAATGATACTTATTAGGAAGTTTAAATCTCCCTTTACTGTCTCCATATAATCGTCTTTGTCTCATTTTTTTAGTACTATGTCTTATTTCATATATGTATTGACTATTTTCTTTACTGATTACTGGATAGCCATATGTATTTATAACCTGTTTAAAATTCATTTCTGGCTTAAGAATGGTAACACTTTTAAAAGTTTTAACAAATTTATAAATCTCTGGATATTCAAGTCCTGTATTTATAAAAACAGCTTCTATGTCGGGATACATACTTCTAACAATATCTAATAATACAGTTGAGTCTTTTCCTCCACTAAAACTAACATATACCTCACCATTGTAATGTTCATACCATTCTTTTATACGTAATTTTGTTTTCTCAACCTTCAATTCCAAAGGATAATTTTGTAATATCCTTAACTCATTTAAGTTCAATATTCACACCTATATAAATCAATTTCTTAATCTATATAGGTAATGGATAGGCTTCCCAACCGAGTGTTTGACTTACTCCTTATATCCACTCAGGCTATTTAAATCCATTTTACATTTCATTCACTCACCTAAAACGATTCACATTACCTCAATGTGGTTTGTCAAACTATTGGACTAAGTAATCCTCAAATCTCATAACCTTGTTTACAAGGATTTGCAAATATTGAATTGCTTTTATTTTCACAGACTTTCACCTCTATATAAAACTTAATTGATTATACTTTACTTGAGCCTTTACCCAAGGTCCGTATTCTTCAAAATTTGTGCATTTCTTATAAATTCTACTATTAACCCATCTAGCAAAATGTTTAAGCCTTACATCACATCCTTGATTTATATCAACTATAAGTTTACGTTCTTTTATTTCTTTTAGTTTATCTATGCAATACGGATCAGCTGTAAAGTTGTTATCATGTAAGATTAATACATTCAAATTCCATTGTTATATACCTATTTTTTTATTTTCTCTATTCTCTTTTATTCTTTCAAGCTGTCTTTCAAGTTTATCGTCAATATCTTCTATAGCTGCTTCAAATATATCATCATCTAGTTCTGTTAATTGATTAAGCATAATCCAAACATCTGCTACTTCCTCTGCTACATGATATATAAGCCCAAGTACATCAGGATTGTCTCCTCTTTTCCATTTCATAATAGCTTGAATTAATTCAGAACATTCTTCTACTGTTTGGTCTAGTTGTTTTTCTAATCCATAATGATTAGCTATTTCTTTTATGGAACTTTCCTTAAATTCATCTATTTGTATCACTTTTTCACTCTCCTTTATATATTTAAATATCTTTTAATAACTTGTATAGCTTCTTCGCAACTATAACACACTTTTACTTCATATCCTTGCTCCATTAATGCTCTAATCCATTTCTTTTGATTATCTGTGCATTTATTTCTACCTACCTTCATTTCGATGAATAGACCGTATTTTTGACTTCTAGGAACTGGTAAAAATAAATCTGGTACTCCTGATTTTGTCCCTGTAGCTTTTAGTTTTCTAGCTTCTCCTTTATTTCTATATCCCCCATTAGGAATAGCAAATATCATTTTTAGTTCTGAATATTTACAAGATTGTAAGTTACACCATTGAATTAGAGTTGCTTGTTCTAAATCTTCACCTTTCATGTTTAATCCTCCACATATCCCCATTTTAATTTTTCACCTGTTACTGGGTGTTTCCCAGCTGACTTCTTTTTCCCTCTGCAACATTTAGAAATATCTGATTGACAAATTCCTGTTAATCTTTCTGCTTCTCTAGTAGACCCATATTTTTTACCAGTATCTATACATATAACTTTTCTAGACAAACTATTATCTTTACCTTTTTTAGCTTTTTGTAATCCTGTTCTGTATGCGTGCTTCATATTTTCTTCTTGAGTACACCATTCTAAGTTTGATACTGTATTATTTTGTTTATTACCATCTATGTGATTTACTTGCGGTTTGTTTTCTGGATTAAGTATAAATGCCTGAGCTACTAAGCGATGTACTTTATGTTTTTTGATATTAGAATTTGCACTTAATGTAATATAATAATATCCACAATTATCTTTATACTGCTTTAATATTTTTTCTCTGTACTTTTTGTTTTTATCTCTTAAACTTTTAACTCTTCCTAAATTGCTAATTTGATATAATCCTTTGTAATTTTTTATATCTTTCCAAATTTCGTTCATTTTTATCACCTTCTTTAGTATGATTTTATCATGCTTTGTCATACTTTATCAAGTATTTTAGATTTATTTTCATATAAAGTTATGATATAATACCACTAAGAGGTGATAATATGAAAAAGAAAATTGCTATAACTCTAGATGAAGAAATTCTAGAAAAATTAAAGCAATATGCCACTGAAGAGGATAGAACTATATCAAGTCAGATAAATAAATTATTAAAAGACTTTTTCAAGTCGAGAGAAGGGAAATAACCTTCTCTCTTTTATTTTTATCCTTCTCCATTTTTATTTGATGTATATCTATCCATATTCCCTCCTATTTTGCTGTTCTATATGGCTCTAACATTGTTACTAATTTATGTACTAATATTTCTTTGTCTTTTGTTATTTTCGCCTCACTGTTTATCGCTGGGCCTCTTTTTTCTTCTGCACGATATTCTTCTCTACAAGTATTACTACAAAATCTTTGATTTGCTCTATTGCTTGTAAATTCTTTGCCACAATAATCGCATATTTTTTTATTAGCATTTTTTATAAAATTTATTTCCCATGTATTTTTATAAGGTTTTTCTTGTCTTATAGCTGATGCTACAGCTCCAGCGTATATTTTCTTGCCATATATGTCTGTAAGATACTTCGCTACTGCATTTTGGCCTGTAAACTCTAATACTTCTCCAGTTTTTATATTTTTTACTTCGATTATATTTTTCCCCATTACTATTCACCCCTTTTCTTTACTTCTTTTGTTTCTAGTGATTTCAAATAGGCAGCTAATTCTTCAGGACTTAGTTTGTATTCTTTTACTTTGCTGCATTTTTTCTCACTTTCGTAATTGCCCTTTAACTTTATTTCTCCAGCTTGTAAGAAAAATACACCGCCGTTATTATGTCTTGGTTTTATTTTTTGAACTGTCACCTCGTCATGTTTTTTAGATATTTTCCTCAAGCATCCGCAACTCTTAGTTGTCCCACTTTTTAGATTGCCTTCTCTCACGACTGTTGTATTTCCACATTCACATTTGCATTTCCAGTATTTTATACTTCTTTCTATATGATCTAGTTCTAATACAACTAATTTTCCATATCTTTCTCCTGTTAAATCTACTGTTTTTGGCTCCTTAGTAAGCTTTGTATCCTTTATGTATTTTCTTATAGTCCAATCACTTCTATCTAGTTCATTTGAGATAGCAAGTATTGAATAACCTTCGTTATGTAATCTTTTTATCTTTCTCTTTTCTATATCTGATAGTCTTGGTGCCATTTGATTATCTCCCTCCTAGGGCTCGTTAAAGCCCTATATTATATTTCTTAATCTATAGTTGTTATTTGTATCATGTTATCTTCTTGAATCTAGATCAATAACATTGTCAATGCCATCTAAATCGTAATTTATTTTGCTAATTTCTTTTATGTACATTTCGATTAATGATATATAACTTGTTTTCAAGTCATCCATCGACATATTTTTTCTTTTCTTTAGTTCGATAAGCATTCTTATTGTAAATTCAACTGTTTCATCTAATAATTCTTCTGCAGTACTTTTCTCGCTTATTTCTATACGCATGCCATATTTCTTATCTGATGCAGCTATTAGCATTTCATCGCCTCCTAACGGTTTCCTCTGTTTATTGTATTTTTTATAAATTCTCTCATATTAGGTATTTCGCTTTCTATTTTTCCTGACATAACATCTCTTATGTAGTTATTTACTTTCTTGTTTCTAGACGCCCTTTGGCTTTCTAAAAGCTTTGTTTCAAGTTCGTTTTTATCATATTGAACAGTTCTTTTATTTACTTCTTTTCTAATTTCGTCTAGTTTATAACTCAATTCCCATCTCCTCCAATTCTTTTCTCACTTCGCTAAAATCGAGAGGCTGTAATTGTACTACACTTTCTTTTTCTTTTTCTTTTGCAATATCGTAATTTTTATTGTCACTATTCTTATTTGCTTTCATTTGCAATTCATATGCCTTTAGCTGTTCGTATGTAGTTATATTGCTATCTAGCCATCTTTTAATTATCCCTTTTAGATAGCCTAGATTTAACTTTCCTCTTTCAGTACATATCTCTATACCTCTTTTAAACAAATCAAAATCTATTGTTTCAGACATTTCTATAAGCCAATCTGCTGTTAACTGATTAATAGTACCTATGTTTTGTTCATATAGTTTTGAGAACTCAGCTATGTCTGTTTGCTTGTTTGATTGAGTATCTTCTATCTTACTATCTAACTCTATATCTATCTCTTTCTCTTTCTCTTTCTCTTTCTCTTTCTCTTTCTCTTTCTCTGTGTAACATTTTGGTAACACATTAGTAACATTGTTACTGTCTATAGTAACTTTGTTACTATTTTGAGTAACATTGTTACTAGATTGTTCTATTCTGTTACTATCTAGGAGTTGTTCTTTTTCTTTCGCTCTTTTATTTCTCATAAACTTAGCTTTCTCAGTTTCCGAACCTATCATTTCATCCATACCTGGTATAAATATTTCTCCACCTTCTAGAATTTGTATAAGTCCTATTTTTTTAAATAATTCCATAGCTACAACTACTGTATCAAAATCAGTATTTGTTATTTTAGCTAGATGTTTTTCGTCATATGGAACTAATATATTACCTACTTTTCTGATTAAAATACCTTCTGTCTTTATGGATTTAAGACACATTTTTAGATAGAATAAACAATATTCTTTTCCATTCTCCTGTTCTTCTAACCACTCTATCGTATCTTCCTCAAAGAAGTCTTCTTTTAATTTCAACCAATAATATCGTTTTGTCATCTTCAACCTCCTTGTCTTACTCTAGGAAGGGGATTACTCCCCAACCTAGCTACATATCCATTACTTGTTGTCCTTCTATTTGTCCGTTATCCTCTGTTTCTTCTATAGGTTCTTCTGTGTACTCTACATCTTGCACTTTGTCTTGAATTGGTTCGTATTTTGATAATAAATCTATTAATTCATCAACTTCTTCGAATTTAAGTTCTTTTAAGCTATATCCATTACTTTCACAGAATTTTTCAAGTTCCACAGTATTTTTTAAATCTCCGTAATCAAATAGTCCTTTTTGTGCTGCTAATGCCATTATTTGATTTTTTTGTTGTGTTGATGCCATTCCTGGTTTTATTTCTCTCTCAGAAAGTCGTCCTTCATATCCCATTTCTTCCTGTTGGTATAATCCTTGAAGTTCGTCTGGAAAAGATTCACGTAAACATTGACTTTGAGCTACCTTTCGAATCATAGTACATGGTTTTTCGCTCCACATTTTATTAGGTGTACCATTCTTTGTTTTTTGTATATATTCTTCTAAACTAGCTGTGTGATGCATTGGAAATTCCCTATCACTTCTAGATACTTCACACCAACCGCCAACAAGTGTTTCATCTGGAAGTTTAATTGTTCCTTCTCGTTCTATTATGTTTCTGTCTTTATCTACTACAACAATTCCAGCTTTCATATATCTAAATACTCCAGATGCATAAGCTTTTTTAATAAATACATCTTTTCCGACTATGATATTAGCTGCTTGATCTCCATATTTAACAAGATATGCATCTCTTATAAATGGATTTAATTTTTGAGCTTTACATAATTCTAAAAACATTAAAATTTCTTGTTGTGTAGCTCTTGGACATATATAATTTTTAACTGTTTCAGCATTTAGAACTTGTCCCCCTTCAAGAGTAAAACTTGCTAAATCTAATGCATTTGTTTTTTGTACTGCTTTAGTCATGTTATTCACCTTCCTTATTTAATCATCAAACTTGTACTATTTTTAAGTGCTGCACCTTCTACAACAACACCCTCTTTTAAATCTGCCAGTATTGCTTTTTTATCAACCTTAACCTCAACAACTTCTTTTTTATATTCGCTAGGTATTAAGTTTTCATCTAACACATCTACTGATGCTGGATTTTTTCTTACTGTCATATTTCCTAAACTTGTACTAACTTTCTTTATGTCTGCATCTTCTAGGCATTCTTTTGTATATTTTTTAAGATTTTCTATCTTGTTTTCTTTTGATTTTTTTAATTCTTGTAGTCTTTTTATCTCTACTTTTATAGCATCTATGTCGCTTTCTTCATTTCTGATAACAGCTATAATTCCAGCTGATTTGCTTTCTATTTGAGTTTTTATTATCCCTTTTACTTCTTCTATTTGTTCTTCCTCAGCTTGAGCGAAGTCTATTTCTTGCAATTCTTTTAAATCAGTTGTAAGTTCATATAAATTCATTTAAATTTATCCCCTTTCATGTTATAATTTAAGTATCTTATATTACATATAGTGTTTATTTGTTAGCTCCCTAGACTGGTACTCTAGAGAGCTTATTTTGTGTTATGCGAATATTGGATTAGCATCATGCATATAATCCATGTAAGCATGTGCAAGGATGTCGTAAAGTTCATTCTCTTTTTTTAGGTATTCTTCATATGCTTTTTTTCTTATGTCATCTTTTTCTTCTTGAGTTATGTTTGAATTGAATGCTTGTCTGTATGTTTTTAGATATTCCATATAATTGTCAGTGTTTGTTTTTAGGACCATGTCCTGAGTTTCTTCATAGATTTGTTTTTTACTCTTCATTTGTTATTCCCCCTTATCTCCAGTTACATTTTGAGTTCATTAACTCTATAAGTTGCTTTACAGTCATGTTTGGATATTTATTTGCTAAGTAGTTTAGAACTTCTGGTGTACATTTCATCTAACCACCTCCTTTATACAGCTTTCATATTTCTTCTTTTGCATTCCCCTAGTTGATAAAATATTTCTTCGTCTTTTCTGTCTTTAAATAACTTGTTGCATACGTTGTAGACCGCTTCTAAGTTCTCTCTAGAAGGTGTTAATGGACTTTTTACAGTTATCTTAACCCCTCCATTTTGATATATTTTTTCTTTCATATTGCACCCCCTAATAAAATATGTTGCCTAAAATTTGTCCTATTCGTGGATGCTTCTCCACCAAGCTCCAAATACGAAGCCTATGTTAAATATGATTACTACTGCTATGTATTTCGCTATCATGATGCCTCCTATCTGCTATAATCAACTACTGTGTTATTGCCTTGTTTTCTAAGTAGTGCAAACTTGTTTTGTAACACGTGAAACATTTTTATTTCTGCTTGGTATGGAGTTATGATGCTCCATTCTTCTCTAAAACCTCTAGCTCTTAATATGTCTGATACTACTTCTACTTCTTTTTTTATGAAGTGTTCTGTTCCTGTGTATATCGCCATATTTAGTTACCCCCCTAAATTAATACTTCTTATTTACTTTTTTCGTTTTCTTCTAGTAATTTTTCAAGATCTTTTTCTTTCAGAAGTTTTTCAATGATTTTTATTTCACCTTTACCAGTTACTCTTGTTGTTCTAAATGTGAATGTTCCTCTTGCTGTTTTCTTAGTACCTTCTGATACTTCTAAATAACCTCTTTCAACTGCATATTGAGTAGCTTCTGTTGAGTTTTTACATACCCAGCCCCAACTTCTCAGTCTTTCATATAATCTTCTTTCTCCTATAAGTATCTTGCTATTTGATTTTGAGATTGCTTTAGCAGTTTCTCTAACTAATTTTGTGTTTTGTGATATAGATATTTGAGTTATCACTCTGTCTTTTTCTGCAATTTCTTTTTTAGCATCTTCCAGTAATTTGTTTTTATTGTCTATTGTCTTTTGCGCTACTATTAAAGCTTTAGCCATTATTGTTTCATCATCTTCGTCTTCATCGTGTGGTATGTAGCCACCAGTTTTTCTAATTTGTTTTAATATTTCTTTTACTTTCTTTTTGAATTGTTTTGCTATTGGTTTTCTACTTTGCATTAATACCTCGTAAAGTCCATCTTCTGTTAAAAATAAGGCAGTATAACTATTAGTTAGAGTGCTTAATTGATGTCTTGCGACTTCTGCATCGTCTAAATCAGCATCTTTAACCATTTTGCTAGGATTGCTATGTTCTATCCAATTCGCTACATCTTTAGCTAAAAACAATGGATTTTCTTCTGTTCCATAAATTTTAAAATCTTGTCCCAAAACTTCTTGATTATAAATTACTTGTAATTCTTTCATATTAAATTACCTCCTAAAAGTCCTCTTTCGCTAACTTCGTTTAATAACTGTTCATCTGTATACTGTGAAAGTATTTGAGTTACCTTTTGATTTTCTTTTTCTTGTCTTTTAAAATATTTTTGTACCTTTTCTTTCATTTTTTTATCAGTTATAAATCTTATATGTTCTACACAATAATTAAGCACTATTGTTACGAGTTCATCAGCATTTATAAGTGATGATTCTATGTCAATTTCATCAAAATATCTAAACCCTTCATCAGAATTATCTCCTAAATAAACATTTATCCAAGGGAATCTTTCATCTAGTGTAAATTTAAGGCTGCTTCCTATTTCTATCACTCTAATATTTGCAAATTCTATTTTTATATCTCCACAATAAGTAAATTCTAATTTTTTATTATCTTCCATGTTTAAATCCTCCTTAGTTAAAGTCAAAACATTGTTGTTCTTGTTGATTTTCTAAAATTGTTTTATAGCCATTTTTTCTTAAAATGTCATGGATAAACTTTTTACCAGCTTGAGTCCATCTTGTCTGAGGTTTAGCATTCGGTATATCTGGTTGATATGGTCCTGTATATCCCTTACCTTGATACTTAGCATATAAAAGCCATTGACCATTTTGCTTATATTGAACTCCTAACTCATGGAGTAATGCATTCAAACCTTGACCAGCCATTCCAAAATCTTTAGCTATTTGAGTTGGAGTTAATAATGTTTTTTTATCTTCTAAAACTCTTTCTGCATATTCTGCATGAGGTTTTAATTCGTTTATTGCATCTGACTGTTTTTCTATTGTGTCTATTAGAGGTTTAGTTATAACTCCCTCATATTGTTTTAAAGCTCCTATTCTCTCCATTTCATCACCATTTAGGATTTGTAACTGCAGCATTTGTTTTTCTGTTAACTGAGGTACTTGTTGTTCTTTTATGTACTGTTCCATTTCCTCAAATTTATTCATATATCTTATAGTGAATAAATCTCCCTTTTCTCCAGTTGTTTTATGTGCTAGAAATTCACAGCCTTTTTTAGTTACTTGATACTCTTTTCTTGTTTCACCTTTTGCATCTTTGTAAGAACTTAATTGCCATAAATCAACCAACGAAAAATTTCGTTCGTTAACTTTTTCTAGTATTGTTGTATGTCTTTCTATTTTTCCTATTAAATCTGCATGTCTAACTTCCATCATTTCAGCCACTTCTCTTGATGATACTGTTTGTACTATTCTTTCTACAGTTTTGTTCATTTCGTTTATGTAATCCATGTTATTTAATCCCCCTTAATTACAAATTACTGCATACTTTTCTTGATTGAGTATCCTTTATGTGGACTTCATGACTAAAAAAAAGTTCTTCTATGCTGACGTCAAATAAATCAGCCATCGTCTTAGCTTCGGTTAATGTTATTTTTCTTCTTCCTGTTTCTTTATTTGCATAACTTGTTTTAGTTACTCCTAATACTTTTGCTAAATCTTCTTGAGTGTAACCATATACATTTCTGTATATTTTTAAATTCATCAAGTTCATTCTTGCACCTCCTTGATTTAATTTATACTTTTATTATATATACGTTTCGTGTACTTGTCAATAGTTTTTCCGAAAAAGTTTTCTGTTTGTTATACTTTCTTGAAATAACAATTATTTGTTCGATTAAATATGTTATAATCACTTTATAATTTAGAGGGAATAGTATCCAGAAAGTAGAATATTATATATAGAGGGAAATGAGTGAGAAAGAAGGAAAAACATGATGAAAACACAAGGAAATATACTAAGAGAATTGCGACTGGAAAAAGATATTACTCAGGAAGATTTGGGAAAAGTTTTGAACGTAAGTAAACAAACTGTAAACAATTGGGAGAATAATAGAAGAAAATGTGATTCAGATACTTTGTTTAAGTTAGCAAAATTTTTCGGTGTTACAGTTGATTATTTGTTAGGGATTAATGAAAATAAAAAACCTATCGAAGATCTAACAGAAAAGCAAAAGCAAGCACTTCAGCTGGCAGACCAATTATCTGATGAAGAATTCAACAATATAATAAAGCTTGTAATAAGCATGAAAAGAGGGACTTAATTTTAAGCCCCTCTTTTTTACACAGATTTATTTTTTTCTACTTGTTTTTGCATTTTTTTTATTATATCTTCTAATATTTCATCGTCTACTAATAATATTTCTTCTTTTCTTTCTAATAATACACTCTTTTCTTCCAAATAGATTCCCCCTTAACTCGTTTTTCATAGAACAAATGTTCTATTTTATTCTTTATATATATTATACACCAAGTCATAAGTTATATATATTATTTTTTAGAAATATTTATAATATTATTATACTACTAAACATTAAGTCAAAAGAGGTATTTTGAGGTATTTCGAAATATTTTATATGTATATAGGGGAAAAATTAATTTTTTATCAAATTATGTTGGAAAGTAATGCTATAAATATAGCTTTCTGCTACAATTTAAGAAAAATGAAAAAGAGGGAGTATGGTGAGTTATGAAGAAAATATTAAGTATTATATTATGTGCTATGTTGTGTATTAGTGTTACTGGATGCAGTTCTCAATCGAATAGTGATTCAGTTCAAGCAAGTTCAGAAAATGTTAAAGATACTAAAAATTATTCATTAGAATTAACAAACGGTACATTTAAAGTAGGTGAAGATTTAGATCCTGGAGAATATATTCTTGTAAAAAATGAAGGTGAATTTATGGGGAATTATGATATTACAACAGATACTACAGGAGATATGGAATCTTCTATTGATTCTAATGCCTTTGAAAACTTTAGTTATATAGAAGTTAAAAAAGGTCAATACTTACAATTAGATAAATGTACTTTATATATTCCAAGTGAATTAGGAGATAAATTTGATTTTTCTAATGAAAAAGAACTTACAAACGGAATGTTTAGAGTTGGAAAAGATGTAGAACCAGGAGAATATAAACTGGAAATAGCAAGCGATGATGATAATGCTCAAGGTTGGTATTCTTTATATAACAATTTAGGCAAAGGCTACAAAGGTGGTCCAGACTTACAAGATTCAGATTTCTTTTCTGGAAGCAAATTAATAACATTAAAAGAAGGTCAATATTTGAAATTAGACAGTAATACAAAAATTATAAAATAGAAATAATAATAGATAAACATCAGGGCAGTTTTACCAGCTGCTCTTTTTTTTAAGGAGGAAATAAGATGTATGCAATGTATTTGAGAAAATCAAGGGCTGATGACAAGGATATTCCACTGGAAAAGGTCCTAAAAAATCATTATAACATGTTGACGGAATTAGCTGACAAGTTAAAAATACAGATAGAAGAAGAAAATGTATTTCGAGAAATAGAGACTGGAGATAGTATTTCTATCCGTCCAAAGATGCAAGACCTACTAGAAAAAGTATCTGAGGGATTATATGAAGGTGTTTTTTGTACTGAATTATCAAGGTTATGTAGAGGTAGCAAGATAGACCAGGAAATTGTATCTAGTACCTTTACTGCTGCGGAATGTAAAATAATTACACCAAGTAAGACTTATGACCTTGCAAATAATGAGTTCGATGAAGAAATGGTCGACTTCGGACTGTTCATGTCTAGGAGAGAGTATAAAACTATTACTAAACGTATGCAACGAGGTAGAGAACAATCTGTAAAACAAGGTAAATACATAGGTTCTATTCTTCCTTATGGCTATAATAAAGAGAAATTAGAAGGAGAAAATGGCTTTAGGTTAGTTATAAACGAAGAAGAAGCACATATAGTCAGATTAATATTTAAGTGGTTTTTAGAAGATAGTGCTGGAGCTAGTATAATAGCGAAAAGGCTTAATCAAGGCGGTTATCCTTCCAGAAGCGGTCGTGTATGGAGCTATAGTTCAGTAAAAAATATATTAACAAGCAATGTAGTAGCTGGATATCTTAAACATGGAGAAAGAAAATATAAAAAATATATAGATACAAAAGGTAATGTAAAAAAATCTAGACCAGTAAATGCTGCTGTTGAATATTATAAAGGACTGCATGAGGCTATTATACCTTTAAGTGACTTTGAGAAAGTGCAAGATATATTAAATTCTAGAAAGCAGCATAAGTCTAACTTTGATTTACCACTTAGTAATCCGCTTGCTGGATTAATAAGATGCTCTGAATGCAATAGAGTTATGGTAAAAAGGAGATGCGCTCAAGGTGATTTCTTATATTGTTCTACTACTGGTTGTAAAAATATAGGTTCTTATCTAAATAGAGTTGAAGAACATATTTTACAGGCGTTATCAAATACATTATCTGATTATGAATATTATGTAGATAATTATGAGCAAGAAACGATAAAAGAAAAAAGAAATGTAGACAATGATCTAAAAAGAATTGAAAAAGAAATTGAAAAACTAAATAAGCAATTTGAAAAATGCTGTACATTCTTAGAACAAGATGTATATACTATAGAAGTTTTTAAAGATAGGACCAGTAAAATAAAAGATAAGATTAGAATACTAGAAGAAAATAAAAAAGTATTAGAAAAAGAATTTGGCGACGATAAAGTTATAAAAATAAAAAAACTAATACCTGAGCTAGAAAATGTATTAAAAAATTATAATACCCTTAGTATAGAAGGCAAAAACGAATTGCTAAAAAGCATTATAAAAGAGGCTATATATTCTAAAAAGAAAAAGTGTAAAAAAGGCAGCAATGAGGATTACTTTGAGTTAGAAATTACACTAAATATATAATTATTATGTATAGCATTGATGTGCATATGAATTAGCTCGTTAATGCTATAAATAAAATAAGCTAGAGAATATAATTTCCCTAGCTATTTTTTATTTATTATTTCCCTACATCATTATCAATATAGCACTTGCTACTCCAATTCCTAGATATGCAATGCGCCCTGTTATCTCCAGCATTATTTTTTTCATAGTCATTACCTCCTTTGTTAGAGTATCGACTGCATCTGGAATATTTATACAAATTTCAGAAAAAATTTTTCAAATCCACTTGATTATTCGTTACGAATGGTATAATATATAAGTATAAGAAAAACGAAAGGGGTTAAGAAAGATGACAGTAGTAAATACTAAAAAATTTATTGAAGAGGTAAATAAGTGGGATATATATAAATATCTAGAAAACAACTTTACAAAAGAAATTACACATCATTCAGCAGATACAGGAAAAAACATATATGAAGTAAGATTTTATTTAGACGAAAACAGAAAACATACATTTTTACATTGCTATCATGACGAAGATGGTTGGAGAGATTTTGATTACTTCGTGGGTGGATTATTAGCTTTTGTAAAAGAAAGTGAAGAAAACAAAGAAAAAGCAACTGAAATGTTTAGATATTTTGATTGTATTGATAATATCGAAGAAGACAAAATATGTGGTAAGGAATATGTGAAAGATATAAGGGGGAATAAAGATGAATAAATGGTACAGACTAGGTCAAGAGTTTGCTAAGAAATTTGATGACAAAAATGTTTATGACTATTTAAAGAAAAACAACTTATGTAATAATTTTACAGACAGTCAAGGAAAGGACTTCAAAGAAAAAGATTATAAAAAACTTTGCGAAATGGTAGGTATTCCAGAAGAAGCAGAAGATAAACATTATAGTCATGGAGAAAGAAAATATTATTTCAACTGGGGATTTGACAAAGAAAAAACAAAATAAGGAGCAAATGCTCCTTCTCTAAACCAGCTACCGAAAGGTAAAGGTCTAAAGCCCTTGTAAATTGGCGATAGGAGAAAAGGCATACTTTCTGACATGATTTAATTGTGTTATGAAAGTAAAATAAATAATATAAAGGCGAAGTTGACAAAGTTCTCGTCTAGATAAAAGGTCAACAAAGTAAAAGGGGGTATATATGAATACATATTTAGGAAATGCTTTTAGTTTACAAATGTTAGACACAGCTGTTTCAACAGACATAAGAGTAACACCAGTTGATGCATCAGTTGTAGCAAGTTCAGACTTCACATCAGTTATAGGACATCAAGATACAGCAGTTATAGTTAGTAGCATTTTAGGAAAAGACGTAGCTTGTAATAGAACATCAGTTAGCTTAACAAAAGGAGACACATTATTCGTAGCACAAGTAATTGGAGGTCGTTTACCAGCAGGTGCGACTACTCTACCAGACGGATTTAGATTGGCTTTTCTAAAAGTCACTATCATCTAGGGTACAAAAGGGTTATAGAGGTTATCCCATAAAACCTCTCACCAGTAAATAATTTAAAGGGGGAATAAATATGAGATATGATGAAAAATATATAGGTGTTAGAGTAAGAGAAGTAGGATCAAGTGATTCAGGTTTTGTAATTTATATGGGATATCTGCCAAAAGAATTAGTAGAATCTGTAAAGGCAGTAGACTTAAAAGAAGTAGACTTCAGTTGGAAACAATTTGGGGATATAGAAGTTAAAAAGGTTGCTTCAGATGATTATTCATTTGAAGAATATACATCAGGAGGATGCCAAGCATCTTACGGTTGTAGTCAATGTGTATATTATGACCAATGTCCAGAAGGCCAATACTATTTTTAGTCTTTTCCCAGTAAAGTATAAAATTTAGGAGGAATTAACATGTGTGATTTAGAGGAAATAAAAAGTAAAATAAGTGGTATGACGGATAAAGAATTAGATGAAGTTAAGAAAGACAGCTGGGGATACTTCGCATACGCGCATAATAGTGCTGAATGTACTATGTGCGATGCATTAGAAGACGTTTGCAGACACGGACTACCATGCCAATGGTATTGGGAGTCAGAAAAAGAATTAAAAAGAAGGGGGAATGAAAATTATGAGTAAATATAGTAAATGTTTTGCATGTAAGTATTATTATTTAGCATCTATGTTAAGTGCAAAATGCACAAAGAAAGGAACTTTAGTTCCTGGAGGTTGTAGTTGCTTTTGCAAACGTTAAAATAATCGGTTAGCCTTCCGAACAAAAAGGCTTTTTATTTTATTATAAGGAGAAATAAGATGGCTAAGATATATAACGAAAATAAGAATGTCTTAGATGCTGCTTTTGAAAGAATCGAATTTGCATTTAATGAATTTGATTCTATATTTTTATCAGTAAGTGGTGGAAAAGACAGTTCTATAATGATGCAACTAACTGCTAGAAAAGCTAGAGAGCTAGGAAAAAAGTTTTCTATATTATACATTGATTTAGAAGCACAATACAAAGCTACAATAGATCATGTAAAAGTATTAATCGATGAATGTAGCGATGTTCTAGAGGATGTTTATTGGTGCTGTTTACCTCTTAGTTTAAGAAATGCAGTATCAGTTATCCAACCCAAATGGATATGCTGGGATAAAAAAGATAAAGCTAAATGGGTTAGAAATATGCCTACAGGCAAATATAAAAAATATGTAATAAACGAAGATAATTATCCTAAGGAATGGGATTGGTTTGAAAGAGGTATGGAATTTGAAGATTTTATACTATACTTTGCTGATTGGTTTAATAAAAAACATGGAGGGCTTACTGGAACTGGTGTAGGAATAAGAAGTGACGAAAGTCTTAATCGTTTTAGAACAATAATTTCAGATAAAAAAGTACGTTATAAAGGAAAACCATGGACTACTCAAGTTAAATTTAAACATATGAAAAATGTTTATAATTTTTATCCTATTTACGACTGGAGAACAGAAGATGACTGGGGTGCAGTAGCTAAATTAGATTTAAAATTCAATGAAATATATGAACTTATGTATAAAAATGGTGTAAGCATACATGAACAAAGACTTTGTCAGCCCTATGGAGACGACCAAAGGAACGGATTAGACCAATTCAAGGCATTAGAATATGAAACATGGGAAAAGGTCCTTAATCGTGTACATGGTGTTAATTTTGGTAACATTTATGCTAGAAGTTCTCTTTTAGGAAATATAAAATCAGAAAAACCAGTTAATATGACATGGGAACAATATACAGTATGGTTACTTGAAAGTATTGGGTTATATGCTCCAGAACTTCGTGATCACTATCATAAAAAAATTACAACATTCTTAGATTGGTATGAAAAACATGAAGGAGTCAAACTTCAAGACATAAAAGATGAAGAAGATAGTAAATTAGAATCTGCTAAAAAAGTGGCATCGTGGAGAAGAATTGCTAGAGCTATTGAAAGAAATGACTTTTGGATGAAAAGACTATCTTTCGGTCAGACAAAAGGTGATGTAGAAAGAATGTTTGAACTTAAAAAGAAATATAATAACTTGTTAGATGCAAATGCTACAAATGATAAACATCTAAAACAAGTTGCTGAGAAAATAAATAAAGGAGTAGATTAATATGGAACAATTATCTTTTGATATGAAAATAAATAATGAGTTAAAACTAGAAGATATACTAAACTTGTTAAAAGAAAAAGTCAATTCTATGGAATTGGATGAAAAGGTAGAGGCTATTAACTCTATAAAAGAAGCATTAACAGAGGTTTCACCATTTGAAGAACCTGTTGATTGTGTACGTTGGATAAAAGCCGACAAAGTTAAAGCAAATGAATACAATCCTAATAAAGTTGCTAGTACAGAAATGAAATTACTTCATACATCTATAAAGCTAGATGGTTATACTCAACCTATCGTGGCTTATAAACTTGAAAATGGAGAATATGAAGTTGTTGACGGATTTCATAGAAATAGAATTGGAAAAGAATACAAAGACATAAATAAAAGAATACATGGATATTTACCTATAGTTGTATTAGATAAACCATTAGATGAACGTATAGGAAGTACAATAAGACATAATAGAGCTAGAGGAACACATCAAATACGTTCTATGAGTGAAATAGTTTTAGATCTTGCTAAGGCAGGCTGGACTGATGAAGAAATTTGTAAAAAAATAGGTATGGAATTAGATGAAGTGATTAAATTAAAACAGATTACTGGATTAAAAGAAGCATTTCAAAATCATGAATTTAGTAAATCATGGGAGGAATTTGAAAGTAAGTATTATGATTAGGGGGATATTATGGATCTAAAAGAAATGACTGTAGATGAATTGAAAAATTTATCATTAGATATAAAAGAAGAACTAAATAAAAGAATTAGAGATATAAAACAAGCTCAGGTAGAAGTTAATAGAATATTAGATAAAACTTATACGTTCTATTTTAAAACAGAATGTAATGTTAAAAATAAAGGCTACGTAGCAAGATGCACTTATGGCAAAAAAGGAATTGAAAGATACTTTTATAATTTGCAAGAAACAAGATGCAGAAATGATGTAGTTATAGAAGGTGATTTTGAAGCTAATGAATTAGATATTTTGGATATAAGATATAGAAATAACAACTACGGCTATTCACAATATTGTATCATTTTAAATGGCAAAATAACTGAAATATGTGATGTAGATGATATACACAAAATTTCTACACTAAAGAGATACTTAAAAGGTGAAATTGTATTTGAAAACTTCTTAGAAATAGTAGGAATAAAAGAAGTGAAAGTTGGTGCTCTAGATGAATTACTTGAAGACTAATTTGTTTAAACACCAGCAACAGGCTTTTAACAAACTTAAAAACTTGAAAGCGTGCGCATTATTTATGGATATGGGTACAGGTAAAACAAGAACTGCACTCGAATTAATACAACATAAATTAAATAAAGGTAAGATAACAAGGGTATTTTGGATATGCCCTTGTTCTACTAAAAAGAATTTAATTTCAGATATAAATAAACATTCTATATTTTCTGCTGCTTATATAGAAAATATTCAAAATGAATTTATATGTATTATAGGAAGTGAAACAATTAGCAAATCAGATAAATATTATTTGAAATTAGTAAATCTGATTAAACAAAACACACATTCGATGTTAATTCTAGATGAAAGTCATCTGTTTAAAAATCCAAAAGCTGTAAGAACAGAAAGAATTTCAAAACTTTCAAATCAAGTTAGCAATAGAATGATATTAACAGGAACTCCAGTTACACAAGGTATATGGGATTTATACAGTCAATTTTATTTTTTACATCCTAAAATACTTGGATATAATAGCTTTTATGCTTTTGCTGCTAATCACTTAGAGTATTCAGATAAATATCCAGGGCAAATAATTAATACACATAATACAGATTATATAACAAAGAAAATCAATCCTTATGTTTATCAAATTACTAAAAAAGAATGTTTAGATTTACCACCTAAAACTTATACTGATTCATATTTTTATTTTGACGATGATCAAGAAAGAGTTTACAACAAAATAAAACAGTATTTTATAGACAAAATTGATTTAGATAACTTTAATGGTGAATATATTCTTAATATGCTTAACTATTTACATAGAGTGGCAAGCGGATATATAGATTTAGAAATAAAAGAAGAATATTATATAGAAGGTGAAAAATGTAACAGGATAATAGAATTTAAACATAAAAATTACAATAGAGCAATAGAAACAATAGAACAACTTAAATTAACACCAAAAGGAAGCAAAACAATAATATGGCATAAATTTAATAGTGATTTAGAATTATTACAACATGTTTTAGATAAAGAACAAATAAAATATGTTTATGTTAACGGAAAATCAAAATTAAAAGACCGTGAGAAAGCTATAGAACAGTTTAAAGTATCAAAGGATATAAATACATTAGTAGTAAATATAAATGTTGGAAATCTAGGATTAAACTTACAAGAGGCTAACTATATGATATATTACAATTCTACTTTTGATTATGCTAAAAGAATACAGTCTGAAGATAGAATATACAGAATAGGTCAAAATAAAAACTGTCATATAATAGATGTATTATCTTATTCTGGAATAGACAGCATGATAGAAAAATCTATAGAAAATAAAAGTAGTTTAGCTAGATGTATAAGACAAGAAATAAATGAAATAAAAGATGATAAAGAAAAGATAGAAGAATTTAAAAAGAAAATACTAAATGAATTTTAAGGAGAATATGATGGAAGAACAAAGAAATTTGAAAGTAAGTTTTAACAAGAGTGGCGGAACTGCTGGAAAAGGTGGGATAACAAATAGAATAACTATTCCAACTGCTTGGATTAAGGAAATGGGTATTGATTCAGAAAGCAGAGAGGTAATCGCTACTTTTGACGGAAATAAAATAACAATAGAAAAGAAATAATTAATAGCTAGAGGGCTAACACCTTCTAGCTATTTTTATGGCCAGAGCTCCTATGTCTCTAAATTTTTACAAGGCTCATACGTCCTTAATATATTATAATATTATTTTTCAAATACTTCTACATATTTTGGTGATGCTGTTATATAAACTCCTGATTTTAGTTTATACATATCTGTTCCAGTTCTTTTAACTTTTTCTGTAATTGTATAAGCTCCACCAGCAGTAACTTTGCCTATTACACTTTCTTTTTCAAAATCAGCTTTGTTATGTATGTTTACATCTTTTAAAATTCTAACACATTTAGTTTTAGCGGTAGCAGCAGTAGGCACAACTGTTACTTTTCCTTTCCCATTTGTACAGTTAATTATATCTGATACTTTTATTTTGCCAGCTTTTAAATTATAACAATCTAATCTAAATTGTTCATATTTCTTTGGATTAAGCACCATATATATTGGGCATAATTTATAAGCTCTGCCAACTACATCTGTATGTCTGATTATATCTTTTTTAGGATTTAGTCCCTTTCTATCACATAACCATGCACACAAATGAACCATTGCTTTATATGTAGCATCTGTATAATGGTTATCTTTGCCTGTTGTTGCGACTTCAACACCAATAGCGTAGGCATTGGCACTATTAGTGCAATAACAACGTTCATCTATAGGTATTAATTGATATATTGTTCCATCTAGATCAATAACAAAATGTGCTGATGCATAAACATACTTTCCATTAACTATACAACCATTTGCAACAACGTTATTAAAATAATTTACTGTAGCGGAACCTTTAACATCCGCTTCACCTGTATAGTGTATTGCGACTTTTGTATAATCTAATGGAGTTCCAGGTCTACCATATTTATTTTTCTTTTGCCATTTTTCTGTTATTTTTGGTTTACTTATTGTCATATTATCAAATCCTTTCTGAAAATAAAAGATGCTTAAAAAATCGACCTTCTTATCCACTTCCTAAGCACCTTACAGTCACCTTATAAAGTATTTATATTACTTATTTTTCTATCAAGCTCTTATCATAATACATAAATGTATATCCGCCTGTACTTTTCCTAACCCCTCTACATACAGCCGATACTTTATTCGCACATAAATTCATGTTTTTTTCAGCTTCTGATGCAGAATCAAAAATTTTACCCGTTTCTAAACATATAACTTTCTTTTTGTTCCATATATGAGCTAATCCTGTATTATATGCATGTTGCATATTTTCTTCTCTAGTTGCCCATTCCAAATTTTCAACTCTATTGTCATCTTTATTCCCGTTTATGTGGTTTACTTGAGGTTTATTTTCTGAATTAGGAATAAAAGTTTCTGCTACTAATCTATGTACAAAAAATCTTTTCTGTTTACAATCTTTATGAAGACATATTCTAAGATATCCATCATGCTGTTTATTAGGTGTTAATATTCTAACGCTTTTATGTCTTCCTATTTTATCTATTCTTTCGCAACATCTAACTCTACCTAAGTTTGAAATTTGATAAAATCCTTCATATTCCTTAATATCTTTCCATATTTCAGCCATTATAACCACCCCTTTCTTTAATTATATCATTAACTGATATCAGTTGCAATCAGTATAATAATAATTTATAATTAAATTGAGGTGATTAATTTGGCAAGAAGAGATTTAAAAAATAGAACTCCTATAGGCTCTGCTATTAAAATAGAGTTATACAACAGTTTGAAGGAGTATTCTGAAAAAAGCAAAATTCCTATGTCTAAGCTATTAGATGAAGCTATAGAGGAATTCCTAAAAAATAAAAAGACTTTTTAAGTCTTTTTTTTATTCTCCAAATCCATCAGTTTTAAAGTCTGTAATTATACCCATACCTACTAGTATAGTTAAAACTGAATTAACAGAATCTTGGAAGTTATTAGGTAAAAAATCTAATCCAAATTGTTGAGCTGTTAACACTAATAATGCTGTTATAGATAACCAAAAACTTTTGTTTTTTATTTGTTCTTTGATATTAAATTTCATCTTATTACCTCCTATTAATTAAATAAATTATTTTGTATTGCATAAAAGAAAAAACTAACTAGTGCTGTTATAATTGCATAAGTTAGTTTATTTAAGTTACTTGCTAATTTGTCTATGGTATTGCATAGATTTTCTATTTTTACTGCCATTTCAGACTGTGTATTTTCTAGTTTGTCTATTCTTTCAGAATGTCTTTGCAGCCTTTCATCGTGTCTCTTTAGTGTGTCTTTTAACCATTCATCATTCATGCAAAACTCCTTTCTGTAAATAAAAAAGGACTGTACCGCTACAGTCCTTTTTAAAATAGATTTAGGTTTTTTAATTATATAGTTGTTTTTATTTTTTGTATTCTCGCATTTTACATCTTTTTCACCCCCTTACAGTTATTATACTATAAGATGGTTTAAATACCATTTTTAACTGCTCTATGATCTTAATTTCTTTCATATTGATTTAGATATGATATTCTATCTTTTATATCTTTATGAATAATTTTTTGTTTTTCAACAAATTCTTTTCTTCTAACTTTTACAGATTTTTTTTCTTCGTCAGATTTATAGTTTTCATACTCATCAAGTTTTTCATCAGTATATTTGAAATCAAATTCGACTTCATATTCATTTAAACGGTCTATCATACCCCAAAATGCCCTTTTAGCATCTTCAATAGTAAAATTTTGATTTTTTATTTGATCTAACGTTTTTTTCCCTTCAATATCTAATATTTGAATACTTGTTACTTTACCGCATATATAAGGTATTAGATATTGAGCATTCATTATCTTATATCCAGTTCCACTTTTTAATGCTGCTATTTTCCTTTCAAGTTGTTCTAATAAATTTGGATATCTTTTATAAAAATCTGTTTTTTCTTTTTTCAACCTTTCTAAACGTTGCAGTGCTTCCTGTCTTTTCTTTTCCATTATTAACTCCTGAACATAATAAAAGGACCTATAAAAGGCCCTCTTTTTTAATTTTAGGTGCGCAATATTTTTAAATTGCGAACTTATTATATATTTACTATTGTACTTGCAAACCCTTTCGCATAAGCATCTTTACCTGCTCCTTTTAAATGTGTTCCATCATATGAATAACTACTATAATTACCTTCGTTTATTCCGCATAAACTTCTTATATCTACATATTCAGCACCCATATATTCACAAGCAAGTTTTATTTTATTGTTCCATTCAACTATACTTGAATTATCTATACCATCTGCATGACGATAAATTATATTAAGTACCTTAAATTTTATTTTAGGATAAGCACTTGATATTGTTTTTATTGCATATCTCAAAGCTCCGCAAACAGTATTTTTATCATATAAATTTGTTTCGTTATCTATAGTACCACCGAAAGCTAAATCATTAGTTCCATATGATACTGTAATATAATCAACTTTACTCCAATCTACATTATCTACATTTGATATATTTGTAGTAGCCCCGGTAAATGCTTTTTGTTCTGAAAAATCTCCACTAACCACACAATCTGCTAAATTACAAAAATCAAATATATCATATCCAGCTGCCCCACCAGTTCTTATTGCCATTGTAGTTCCTCCAGTAGCTAAATTGTACCAAGTTCCACCACAATATTTTTTCATATAATCAGATAAATTTCCTATACTCCCCTCACCTGTTGCAAATGCCCAAATACTGTCCCCGAAATTTACATAAACTTTATCTGTAGCATAAGTTTTTATTGCTCCATCTTCTGTTTTTATGTCATTAATTTCTGTAATTGCAACAGGAGATACATAAAAATCACCTGTACCAACACAATTTATATTTTTTATATTTTTAAGATACTTGATTTCTCTAGTTTTTAGTGAGTATGTTTGTTTACTTCCTCCATATTCTCCTGCAACTGAACCCTCTACCAATGTTGCCCTTGTAATTGTAGCAGGGAGACTATTACAAGCAATTCTAAGAAATTTATAATTTTTAGATGGAGTAAATGTATAAGTTATATTTGAACCTCCAGTAATTATAGTACTTTTTAATAAATCCCCAGGTCCTAATGTGTTGTCTGAATATGGTAAATTTTCAACTGCGTACAAATAAAAATTACAACTAATATTATCCACATGAAATGTATATGTTTTATCTTTTTCTAAATTTGCTGTAAATCCACATCTACCATTCATAAAAGCAACTGTACCAGTATAATTAGGATTTCGTGTTAAGGTAATAATACCGTCTTCTTCTGTAAAATTTTCCATAGGAGCTACTACTGCTGTTGATATCATATAACTACCAAAATTACCCAATAAATCATCTGAACCAACACTTAAAGTAGTATTGGCTGTTGCAACAAACATAACTGTGTTATGATTACCTTTATAACTTCCAGTAGATATTTTTTGTAAATCTATTACACTTGCTGAAAAAGTACTTTCAGCAGTTGCTATATCTTCTGTAGTTGTGCTACCAGTACCATTCATAGTAGGCTTCGTATATAGTTTGCCTTCCACATCAACACCAACCTCTTGTGTCATTTCATTAGTTTTATTAACTGGTTTTACACCTCCAAGTTTTGTTGATGTGGCAATCGGTAATGTATAACTTGAACCATCTCCACTATTACCTTGATTATCCTTTAATTCTTTTATAGCACCTCTAATATTGGTCGCAATAGTTCCCATATCAATGGGATTACCTTCACTATCTCGACCTAATTCGTTCACAATATCTTTATATTGTGTACTATTTTTTTCTATTCCTTCTTCTATTTTATTTAATCTTTCGACACTAATTTTATCCCCTTTTACCCATGTAGTTTTAACATATTTTCCGTCATCATCCACTACGATTAATTGTTCATTTTCTTGTGTTGCTATTGCCAAATCTACCACCGCCTGATTAACAACATTTACATTTCCTGATAATGTTCCAATTGAAGTTGTACAAGGTCTTTCTTGAACATGAAATTGGCCTTTTATCTTAGGTATTGTTACTGCGCCTTCATTGTCATCAAATAAGTCAAATACTAAGTCAAAATCCCCTACCTCAACTTCTTCATCTATTAGATCTTCTGTTACTTTCAAATGAATTAAACCATCTTCTACTGGAGCTATAGCATTTGCAACTTCAACTCCATTAGGTTTTATAACAGTAATTGCTGCATAAATTGCATTTGAACTTTCTAACAAGTTTTCATTTTCTTTTGAAAAGGTAAATCGAGCACCTTTTATAGAGAAATAATAATGTATATTTCTATTGCCTCTAAATAAGAAAATATCTTTATTTAATTTTGCTTTGTTATCACTTACTGATACTTCATAGTTATATTTAATAGGCAAGATAATCCCCTCCTTTAGTCTGTATAAGTTACTGTAGCTTTTATAACTCCTGTACATTTCATATAATGATCTTTATCAAAGGTATGTTTAAGCCCAAATCCTTTCATTGTTCCGTTTTTTATTGCATTCAGTACTGCACTATCTGTTATTGTAACTGTTGTTGTTGCATTCATTGTAAGATTAGCAGTTTTGGACCATGACAAATAAGTAGGCTCTCCACTTGGTCTACTTGAATGATTATGCATAACTATTTTAGCTTCATTATTAGAAGAACTACCTCCACTTGTACGTTCTATTTTTAGAACAACTTTCGTAATAGTTTTACCTTGCAATTTAGCAAAGTCATTTCCAAAGAACCATGCTCCTACACTGTTAGATGTCCATTTACCTTGGATAACTAGGTTATCTTGTGCCCAGTCACTCCAAGTGTAACGATATGTATCTCCATAGTCAGAAGTGAATGTAACTGACTTGCTTGTTGTAGTTCCTGTATTAGTATTAGTTCCAGTTTCAGTCGTAGTGCTATCTACAGTAACTTTGTTGCTATCTTGTATTATTTGTGATGAATTATCGTGAACTAGTTGACCGCTAGGAATAGAACCATCTTGAATACATACCATAGCCCCATAGATTGCTCTAATAGCATTGTTATTAACTTTTCCATAATTCTTATACATTATAATTTTACTGCCTCTAGCTTGTACTCCATTTTGAGAACCTATTACTTTGCAGTTTTGCATTAACAATGTTGTTCCGTGTTCCGCTCCTATAGCATAGTAAGAGTTTGATGTTGTTTGGCCATAAACATTAATACTTCTAAGTGTAACGAAATTACAGTTTGAAAAATACATTCCGTAATAATATGTGTTGCTCCCTACCATACTAGAAGGCATTACAGCAGGTCTTTGACTATCTACTCCATCTGGTATACCAGTAACAGTAGTAGCTCCATATATAAATAATTTAGCAGTGCAATTATATCCAGCTATATGGCCGTTATAATTCTTCATATTCATATACAGATATATATCACCATTAGAAAATCCCTTCAAATTCAAGTTTTCATTACATTCTTTGTCTAAAGTAATATAGATGCTATTACCATTTAAATTTTTTGGCAAAGCATCTAAAAAACCCTGTACAGTATAAAATTTTGCACTGCTAATAACAGCAGATGTATCATCACCATCTGTTGCTATAGTTACGGATATATCATTTACAAGTGAATTTATAATATCCTTACTAACAATTTTCCTAACAATAAGAGTATCAGCGGTCATATTACCCTGCGCATTGACTGCTCCATTGAAATTACCATTATTAGCAGTCATATTACCTTCTGAATCTATAGAAAATCCACCATTTATAGTAGTATAGCCTTCTAGCGATATATTTTTAGCTTTTAATAGGATATCTGAAGTTGAAAGAAGTTGTATAAACTCAGGTGCTATAGTTATGCTGCTTTCTTCATCATCAGAATCAAGTCCTTTTGCTATTAAGCTAAGTTTCTGAACTAATAAAGTCAGCATGGGTATGCTTTGCATATCAATTAATATTCTTCCATCTTCACCTAGATAAAAAGTATTTTTTTCACCATTATTAGTGAGTATATTCATAACACTATTTAAATCGGCATCTAATTTTTTATATCCGACTTCTTCTAGTTGATCATTTAAATTACTTTCCTTTTCATTTTCTAGTATTCTTTTAACTTCATTGTAATTTTCTGTATAGGTAGCATGTGCCTTTTCTAAATCGTATTTGTCATCTTGTGTTATTTTTCTATTAGTGATTACTTTTTCAAGTAAATTTACAAGTTCATTATAACTAGAAGAGAAATTATCATGTTCTCTAGTTATAGTTTCTATATTGCTATTGCTCATAATAATCCCTCCTTCTATAATTTCTTTGGTCTAGCACAAAATAATATTTTATCAGTTGTGTTGTTTGTAATTCCTGTTATTCTAACTCCATTTGTAACTGTTGTAGATTCTATTATGTTTACTGACCCGCCATCTTCCGTTGGTCCAACTACGATGGCTACATGTGAGCAGTTCATATAACGACCATTTTCTCCATTATCACGGTCGTAAAAAACCATATCTCCAGGCTCTAAGTTTGAATAATTGATTATATCTATATCATGCAATACCCATCCTTTTTTCACACAGTATTCAGCTTGCATAGCAGCATTTCTTGGTAGCATAAATGCCCAACTGGTCTTTGAATTTTTAACAAGTTTTTTCAAGCTATGATTGGCATAAGGACTTTTATCATATGGTATATCTGCATAAACAAATATGGCCAAAGAACTACAGTCTATATTTGCTTTTTTAGCATCAGCATCATACCATTTGGATAGATTCCCAGCCATATCATTAGGGAAACTTGTAGGCTCAGATTTTATTGCATATGAATTATCTCCATATCTTAAACCAGTTCTATTTAGGTATGTTTTTGCAGTTTTTACAGCTTTTTCACCACCAACAAATTTATAAGTTTTTGCATATCCTTCACCTTTATCTACTGCCACAGATCCATAATATTTGTAATCTATTGAACTATTTACATTAGCCATGATTATAATTTTGTAGCCTGTATTTGGTTTTGGAACTAGTTGGCCAGCGACACAATCCACTCCTTCTAAATAGCATATCTTAGACTGTGAGTAACTAATTTCATCTGCAGTAGTAAACACCATTCTAGCATAAAAGCTATTATCCACTTTATTTTTCAGTCTAAAAGTTAAAGATTTAATTGTTTTTTTAGGCCAAGTATAAGTTTTTGTACTTTCTAATAATATATTTACTGTTTCACCTTCACGTCTTGATGCATTACTATCGTCATCATCACCACCGCCACCAGTATCTCCTCCACCAGTGTCACCACTATCATCTTTCTTTTTATAACCGATAGGAGTTGCTAGTAATTTTTCTTTTATTGCATTATAAAAAACACCAATACTGGTATCATCTTTAAATGTATAACCATCATTGGTGTAATCAGGATTTAATAAATTCGTATAAGTTTCTAATTTATCAGAAACATCTAATAAAAATACATCTTCTTCATTGTCACAAAATTCTTTTATTTGAGTATTATAAGTATCTATAGAGGCATTTACAGTAGCATAATTTTCGTATGCTATACCTGTGTGCAATTCTTTTAATATAAAAATCGGTGTATTTCTATATTTGTTTTTTAATATAGAAACTAATGTTTTTACTCCGTCTATTCCTTTTTCTGTTAGATCATTCAATCCAAAGTGAATAAGTGCATAAGGCGCTGAACTTGGATAAACTTTATCATCATCTTCGTATAAGCCTTCGATTTTACTTAATAAATTGTTATTATTATCATAAAAATCATATGCATTTGCCTTTCTAACAGCTTTTATGTACACCTCATTCATATCTGTCTTGTCTATCGTAGGGGTTTCTTCTACATTATTGTTATCGGCTTCAACAAGGTCGTAAGGTCTTAAACAGAATCCATATATAAAAATATCATTGTATACTGGCATATATCTAATAGCATTAGGCCAAGAATCCCACTTTCTAGCATGAGCTACCATATGAGTTCCATCAACTTTACCACAGTAAATTAGTGTGTGATGTGTTTTATTTTGTTGTTTATAATAAGATGCTCCAGGGTTTTTAACTTCATTATTTGCCATCATGATAATATCGCCAGGTAACATTGTTTCAATGCTTGTTTTTGTTATTTTAAACATTGTGTAACCGCTTTTAGCAGTAGCATAAGTAACCAAAGAGCCATAAGCACAAAATGAATCACTATGAAATATACTTTTTAATCCAGCTTCCCCATAGCAACAAGTAACCATAGAACTGCAGTCGTAACATATTGGATTCTTAATGCCATAGAATGTCCCACTTCTTTTGTTTGGCTTTTTAAAATTCCATGTTCTATATGCTTGGTCATAAGTAGCTAATTTATCTGTATGTTGTTGTACTATAGCTTTTGCAGTATCAACTATTATTTGTCTTATATCACTTGCACTTGCTTTACCTTTTGCTTTTGGAGTAGATACGCCAACTCCATAACCTAATTTATTTCCTTGTGCATCCAAATAATAAGGTAATTGGCCATTTACAACTTTATACCAACATAAATACAACTCTACATTATTTGGGGTTCCTAATCCTTTTTGGTCTTTTAGCTTCTGCCTGTAAGCTGCAAAATCAAATTTACCGCTATCTAATTCCTCATAAACTTTCAATTTCGTTTCATTAGACTGAGAACTCAAATAGTAAGAATCAACAAATTTGTATCCATACTTATCACATACATATTTCGATACTATCCAGTTAAGTGAACCTTGTCCCATATTGTTAGCTACTAATCCAGCAAATATATTTCCATGAGCATAATCTATAGCTTGTCTTAGTTCCCAACAGCCGAATCTTATTTGATTTAAGATGTTTTTATCGACTGTTATTCCATTAACTGTTGTATTTCCTCCCTTGCCAGGTGTCATATTCGCATAAGAAGGAAGAAATTTATAAGTACTGCCATCTAAATATTTTATAGTAAATGTTTTATTTCCCCATTCCTTGAAATATGTCGAACGTTCGCATTGCATTAACCCATAACCACCATTACTACCTGTAGTGCTATAAGGGTCACCTCTAGATTCACCCATAATCACCGCATATACTAGATTTGGGTCTAATCCAAATTTCTTACAATAGTGTTCAACAATAAGATATAATTTATACTTATTTCCTGTAGATGATAAATTATTAAGATTCGCTTTATTTTGATATTTGCCTATGTCGTATTTTTCATATAATGCTAATGCCTCTGCATATTGGTCACTCGTTTCATCTGTAGTAGACACCGTCTTAGAAGTCTTTATTTGATAAAATCTATCATCGCCAAGCCATACTCCGTTTTTATAAGTGTCAATATAAATAGGGTCGCCATCTTCACCTTCATCAGGAGGTTTGGGCTTAGGATTAATAATATCTTCAAGTTCATCAAATATTTTATCTATCTCCTCTTTTTCTAGACCCATTTTTTCAAGATATTCTCTTATCTTAGCAATATCCTCGTCAGTTAAGTCTCCTACCCCTATGCCACCTAAAAATTCTAGAACATCTTTTAATAAATCATCTTTTGTTAAACTTTTTATTTTACTTTTTCTTTCTTTGTAATTTGCTAAAGTACATTTACTGTTTTCGGCCCAATTTGTAAATGAAAGTTCTAATTCTGTTACTCTAGCTTCTAAAGTTAATTTATCCTTAGTATTCCCATCATCTATAACATAAACTGTATCACCTATTTCAATATCTTCATCAATAATAGCTAAATTAGTTTTATATGTCATTTGAGGGTCTTTTCTTCGTTGAAGTTCTTTCCATGTTTCATTAAGTAAATCAGATGCATTATCTGCATCACATTCATATACTCCTGTTATATAACTTCCATCATCATTATGAAAGTATATATGTGCACTTTCATCAGCGATAAAGTCTTGATTTAAAGGTTTGTCAGTTGGATTTCCGTTAGATTTTAGCCATTCTACATTTTTAAAATCTACTCCATTTTGACCATAACCAATAAGTGCACTACAAAATTCACTTAAATCTCCAGTTTTTTCTATTTGATCTGCATTTACAGAATATTCTATTCTAGCATTTGTTATTCTTCCACGCTTCTTATAAATATTTATATATTGTTTAAATTTGTTAGATATCATTTTTACTTCAAATTCTATTTCTATATTGTAAGTTTCAAGATTATCTTGTATTACAGTATAAATTGAAGTAGGTTTTTCTACTTTAACGCTTTTAAAATCTATAATATCCGGATCTACATAACCCAATTCAAATGTAGAATCTTGTAAAAGCAAATTAAAAAATGTAGTGACATCACCTTCTAGTGTAGATTTTCTTACAACTTTATTCCAAAGTTCTAGTCCGACCGTTTCGCAATAGCAACTCTTTATTTTTTCACCATTTTCATTATGAGTTGTCGTAGTTCGCATAATTTGAAACATTTTTAGTTTGCTTTTAAACTTGAAAACTAGAAAATTCCCCTTTTGAATACAAGCTGTTCTATTATTGTCTAATGTAGAACATGTAAAACTTTCAGCCCCTGTTGTTAAATATATTTTATAAGAGTCGTCAAAAAAAGGACTTGCTGAATTAGTCCCATTATTGCTTAGTACGTCTATTATCTTTTTCTGTCTATTTAGCACAAAAATCGTTGTCACAAGTTTTTCCAAGACTAATCCAACCACCTTTCATTAAAAATTATAGAACTTGTAATATTTCCATCGCTTGCAATTTTTAAGTCGTATTCACCAGGAGGGATTTCAAAAAATTCACTCCCTATATCTATATGTTGCATATTTTTAACACCATTTATATAAACTTCATTATTGGCAAAATCAACTTTCAATTCGTCACCTTCTTTGAAAATTATTATATCTTGCTCTTCATCTTCTCCATCTTCATTCAGCTTATTTATTACCAATCTATTAAATGTCATTGTATCAACGACTTCTTTGTCAGCATATTTTCCAAAAAAGATAACTATATGATTCAAATCGCCTATAGGAAACTTGTCATTTTTTGTAGTCTCGCTTGGTAAAGTTTTTTCAATTTCGCCAGCTTCATTATATTTAACTACTTCCGCATACCATTCGTTATTTTCTCTTTTTATAGTAAAATGACCTTTAAATTCATTCCAGTTTCCATATTTACCGCTTCTAGGAGTTTTCTTTGTAACTGTCAAACTATCATCAGAACCACTTACTGTTATAACGGGTTTAGGCTCAGGCACACTAAAATCCTTATCTTTTAAAAACTCTGTATTCCCAATTTGTACAAGCGGGTAAACCGCCTCAAAGTATTCATTTTCATCACATAACATAACTTTAAACAGCTTATTCCCAGCTTGGTCAAATCCATATCCTTCTACCATCCCAACTTTATCCTCAGCTGTGTTAACTTCTCTATCTGTTTCGATTTGTACTTTATCACCTTCAATAATATAATCTGTGTAAACATAACCTGTTTTACCTTTGTAAGTTGCTTTAGTCCATTTACCTTTACTTGACGTAATTTTCGGGTATACAACAATAGCAGTACCTTTAGGTATTGTCGCTAAAAGTTTAGAACTTTTGCTTCCTGACGCCCTTAAAGATGCTGCTTGTTTTGTGTAATATGTAGCTGTTGTAGTTGTTATTTTACTTAATCCAGTTGAAATTTTAACCCAACCAGTTTTTTCACTATAAGTAGTTTTTATCCAGCCATTTACAACTTCACTTGCAGTTAGATAAACACCTTTTTTAATACTTAATAAAGTTTTACTTTTGGATAATCTTTTCTCTTTTAGTTTCACAGTTGTAGCAGTTACTTTATATCTAGTTGTTTTAGTTGTATCTGTAGAGCCAAATTCGTTATATTCTAGTTTTCCCGTTGAATCATGATAAAAATATAAACTGCATTCGAAATCAGTAACATTAGAGGGCAAATTATATCGTAATGCTGGTCCATGCCAATCAGTCCCACTACCATAATCTGATGCTCGTATACACCAACTAGAACCTCCGTCATTAGGTTGAATAGTACCAGTTATAGTTCGTTTTGCATCAACTTCACCTGTTACTGAAACAAAATTTTCGGTAGTTTCGCAAGGCTCGTAAACAATAGTGGTACTTTTTTCTTTTTTTTCATTAGTTAAACTAGGGTATTGCCCTATAAGCACAGCTTTTCCATCTTGACCATCTATTTGACAATAAGTCGCATTACTATTAAAATCAACTTCAATAATTGCTGGAGTACTTGCATTACCTTCATTTGTAACAGTTATCTTTTTTTCTCCATTGAAAATTTTTGCATCAGAATTATAAGAAAAAGGTATCGTACATATGAAAGATGTTGAAAATCTTCGCATTCCATTCATTATATACTCTTTTGGAGTTTTCCCATTTGGAATAGCTAGGTATATTCGTCCATTTTCATTTATGATCAATTCTTTTTCTTCGTCTACATCAAATACACTTGATATAGTATCTATAGCATCTTGTAAATCTTCTTCTGTGCTTGCTTTTATGTCATATCCTATGTCTATTTGCTTATAGTCATACTTACTATCCTGTAGAACCCTTCCATTTCTAGAGGGTATATCTGTAAAAGTATTTATTTTATCAAACACATTAGTACTTATGCTGAATACTTTTACAAACTGTTCTAAATCTATACCATTAAATTTAAACATTTTCTATACCCTCCAATCTATTTAATCTTTTTAATTCTGTATTATTATAATCATCTATTGGTTTTGCTATTGTTTTAGCGAGTGTACTTCCACCAACTTTTGTTTCAACATAAATAGGATTTTTAGCAGTTGCTTTTCCTATTTTTTCTATATCTTCGTCATTAAGTTTTAAACTTATATTTGTGTTATTTATAATATTGCTTGAATTATTATTACTTGCATTTATAGCAAATGATGTCATTTCACCTTGAACAGCAATTTTCATTCTATTAGATATTTCTGTTGATATTTCTCTAGCTTTTGCATATACTTGTTGAGCTTTATTTTTCATACCAACAATCCAACCTTCATCTAAGTTTTCTCCATAATCAGTAGTTATTTTTGAAGGAGAATTTATTTTAGCAGTTTTTTTCATTTCAGCATTAACTTGATTAACAAGACTTCTTGCAGCACTAACCGCTCTTGAAGTACCGCTTTGTATACCCTTTGTAACTCCATTAGCCATCTGTTGACCAATTTGTGTCGCTTGAGTCCTAGCTACATTTTTCATACTTATCATTTGTCTCGTAAAATTATTTCTAGCTTGTGTACTTTGAGTAGTTATAACATTTTTCATGCTTATCATTTGTGTCGTAACTGCATTTCTTGCATTAGTAGCTTGAGTTCTAGAAACTTTGCTTATAGATATCATCTGTCTTGTAATAGCATTTCTAGCTTGTGTACTTTGAGTATTAGCTACATTTTTAATAGAAATAAACTGAGTGGTAAATGAGTTTCTTGCATTGCTAGATTGATTTCTAATAACATTACTCATAGATACCATCTGATTCCTAATTATATTAGCACTGCCGACAAAGCTTTCTCTCAATGAGTTTCTTAACGATTGAAAACTATTAGCTGCACTATTCGATACAGTAGCAATTGTACTTTCTATCATTTTTAAATCATCTTTTAGCTGTTGTAATTCACTTGAATCCATAGAAGCTAATTTAGATGTTAAGCTATCGCTTAATCCTGTACCTATTTCCTCAGCTCCTGCAGATGCATTTTCTTTTGCTGAATCAGTTAAGTTTTTAGCATATTGCTTACCAGCTTCAGTCCCTTTTTCTCCAATTTCAGCAGCATAAGATTCTGGAAAAAGTTTGTCTTTTATCCAATTACCTATACCACTAAGACCTTGCCCTAATGCAGAATCCCAAAATCCAACACTATTTTTACCAGCATCTTTAAGATTTGTCCCATCTCCATTTAAACCTAAATGACTTAATACTCCTTCGCCTGTGCCTCCTAGAGCTTTCCAAAGTCCAGCCCCTGCACCTTCTATAATTTCAGGGATTAGTTTTAATTTTATTTTAGCTTGGAATACCTTTCCTTCTATATATAATCTTACTGCTTCCTCAGTAGCTTTATTTAAAGCTTCTCCTATTTCATCTTGATTTTGCTCAAATGCATCTGATAAAGCCTGTATTATTGCATGTCCTGCATCTCCTATATTTCCTGCATTGTCAGATATAAATTTAGCACCTTGAGAAAAAAGGCTGCTCAAAGTTCTTGTTATAGCCCCTTGATTTTTTGTTATCCCTTTACATATATTAGATATAAGACTTGTTCCTGTACTAAAAAACTTAGGGCCTTGTTTAGTTACAACACTTTCTATGCCATTAAATGCATTAGTCATCAAACTTGGTATACTTTTAAATTTTTCTTTTAATCCATCTGTAAATTTAGTAACAGCTCCATCTACGTTGCCATTAACTAATAAATTTAAACTATCTCCTAATAAATCGCAAAATTCACTCAAAGCAGGAGCGCAATCACTCATTATAGATAATCCTAAACCACTAGCAGCAGAACCTAAACGCATTATAGCACCCTTTAAAGATGTATCTATTATTTCTTGAGCTTTTTCAGCTGCTGACTGTGTTTCTTCTATAGCTTTTGTTGTTTTGTCAAACTCATCTGGAGTAAGTGAACATAATTCATTTACTTGATCTATTGAATCTGCTAATCCTAACTGTGTTAATATTGCTTCTCTTTCGTTTTTAGTTTTATCTCTAAGAGCTTCTACTACATTTTTTAAAGAAGCACTATAATTTAATGAATTATCGTCATTTTTTTCTATTTGAATTCCATATTTCTTCATTATTTTTTCTTGGCTTGCTGATGCATTATTTAGTTTGCTGAATACAGTGAATAAACTTTCAATGTCGTTACTTGTTACTTTTCCATCTTTTCCAAGTAATGTTATTGATTTAGTTAAATCCGTAGATGATATTCCTAATGCATCCGCCATATCTTTTGACTCTTGAAATACAGAATGTAATTTTTCTAATCTTTTTTCAGTTTGCTTACTTGATAAGCCCATGTCTTCACATTCTTTTTTCCAATAAGTCATACTTTCAGTAGAACCCTGTATGCTTTGCTTTAGACTTTCATAGTCTTTTTGACTTGCATTTATAATAGCAAGTCCTCCAGCCATACCAGTTTTACCAAATAAAGTTTTAGCTGCAGCTGCCTGCTCTTTAAGAGGTAATTTACCTAAACTACTTCTTAAATTTTGCATAGTAGCATCTAAGTCTACAGAACCATCAGCACTTTCTTTAAGTGTTATATTATATTTGTCCATAGCCTTTTGTACGGTAGTAGTTGGGCCGGATAAATTAGTTAACATTGTGCGTAAACTCGTACCTCCCAAACTTGCTTTAATTCCGACGTTGGCTAAAAGGCCTGTAGCAAGTGCTAAATCTTCGAATTGTACACCTAAAGAACCTGCTACTGGAGCAACATATTTCATTGTTTCACCCATCATTTCAACATTTGTGTTAGAACGAGTGATAGTCGCTGCAAACATATCAACCATGTCACCACAATCTGTAGCTTGCATACCCATTGCAGTTATTGTATCAGTCACTATATCAGATGTTGTGCCCAAATCAGCAGAGCCTATTTGTGCTACGATTTTGTTATCGATAGGCTTTTTATCCCATCTTCTATACCATTACAGTATAGTCCAGCGTACCTTATTATGTAATTGCTAATCGGCACATAGAACGGCCTCTTGGATGAATTATACTCTTGCATCATAAGTGTAAGTATCATCATCTACGCGTTGCCCCTGACTACTGTTACCAGTATCACCAACTTCCACTATTTAAAATAGCTTTATATGGTTTAGACTTTTATAAGTCGCCTTCGGTTCTGATTGCGGTATAATATACACCCGCTTCCCAGCTTAATTCCGTTCTAATTATATTAGGATTTCCACCGATTTTATCCTAAGACGGCAAGTAAAATATTTACCTTAAAACACTTGGCAATCCAGCTATCGACTCTTGAGCAGACCAGCCCGCCATACTCATAAATTTGAGCCCTTCTGCTGCATTTGTAGCGGTGAATTGAGTTTCACGGCCTAACTTAGCTGTTATATCTAGTAACTGTTGAAATTCATTTGTAGTTGCTCCTGATATAGCTTGTACTTCCTTCATAGTTGCATTGTAAGAAGTATATTCACTTATAATATCTCCTATAGAGGTAGGGATTCCGCCTATTTGAGCTAATGAGTCCCATATTTGCCCTCCAATATCAAGAGCGACACTGCCAATGTTTTTTAAAACCCCTGTAACTTCCGTTAAAGCTGTTACACCTAATTTATGTACTGCTTTAAAACCTACCACCAATGCAGAAACTGATGCTGTTGTCGCTTTAGCCGCAGGTGAAAGAGAAGAAAACTTATCCACCAAACCTTTTAAACCTTTGTTAGCTATAGAATCAAGTTCTTTTATTCCTGACTGGAGTCCAGTATTATCTAATGCAGTATCTATAATAATTTGACCATCGCTGATAAGCTCCACCTCCTATCTATACATAAAAATAAAAACACCCACTTTCGCAGGTGTTTTACATTTTCTATAATAAATTTGTAATATCAAGTCCTTTTTCAAGTGCTTCACTTATAGCATTTATTCTTTCTTGTTCCTCTTTTGCTATTTTAGTCTTGATTCTATATAACTCTTGCATTTCTTTATAAAATTGCTTTTGTTCTTTGTCTTTTATTTTAGTTAAATCTATGCTTCTATATTCAAGTATTTTAGTAAACATGCAATTATCTAATGCCTTGAAATTAGCTCTAAATTTCCACCAATGCATATAATCTATGTCTTGTAAATCTATATTGTAATTTTTAAGAAATGCAGAATATATAAAATCTTGGTCTATGTCATAATCGTATATGATTTTATTTTTTCTTCTCTTGGTATTTGCATATGTTAAATTTATGTCATCTTCTTTACCACATTTGTAAAACCATAATATTTTTTCTATAGCTTCTTGGATATCTTTTATTTGCTTGCCTGTATTAAAATCATTATCAAAATATAATGCTAATGCAAGCTGAGTTTTTTCATCATCTTTTATGTCTACATCAAATATCATTTGTTCAAACAATATTCCTGTTCTAAAATCGGAATTTATTTGAAATTCTTCATTAGATATTTTTACTTTTGTAGGCAATTCATCTATTAATATATTATACATATCAATTATTTTTTAGATTTACGTCTTTGTGCTCTGTTCGGTGTATATTTTCCTATAGAATTAGCAAGTTCTTCATCTTGCTTTGCAGCTTCAGCTATTACTTGTTGAAATGCTGATAAACAATCTTTTAGATTGACTTTTTCTCCAAAAACTTTTTTATCAGTCCCTTCTCCAAATATAGAGTTGAAAAATTTAAATACACTTTTACATTGAATTCTTATTTTTTCTGATAATTTTAAGTCACTATCTTCATCAAAAGTAGTTTCTTTTATAGCTACTTCAAGAGCATTTTCATATTTTTCCATAACATCTGGATCATACACACAAAATTCTAATTCAGTTTCTCTATCATTTACTTTAACTTTCATATTTTATCCCCTTATTCATCTACTTTATCGGTATTTACAGACATTGCATTAGTATTGACGGATTGCGTTGCTGCATCTGCTGTAAATGTTTTTGTAGTTGTATTAAATGTTCCTTCTGTAACTCCGCCAACTGCATTTAAATTGCCTGATAGCTCATTTATGTTACCACCTTCACCTTTTTTAGAATCAACTTGAACACTGACAGTAAACAATCTAGCTTTATAAGTATTATCCCCTTCTGCAGGGTCATATAAATCTACTTTTACATATTTTCTTTCTGCATCTGCACCTGTTTTTTGATTTCTTGCTATACTCCATATATCCATAACAACTTTTTCTGATTTTATCATATCAGCAGTAAATGGGAATGTTGGCTTATATCCTGTAACTGAAGTAGTAGATGATTTTTCGTGTATATATGTTTTTTCATCTGTTTGAGCATTTGGATTTTCGTCTAAAGCTGTAAATCCAGTTCCCATGAATTCATATCCTTCTCCTACTTCCATATAGTCAGCTTCCATATATCTATATACTGAATCCATATTATCTCTTCCTTTCTTTTATAAAATAAATAAACTTTTTTCAAAATAAACTAATCTACATTGTATTTGATATCTACATTTATCCATTTGCATATCCATTACTTCTCCTGTATATCCTGTTGTTAAACATTCAATTCTTCTTGATTCTCTACCTTCGCCTATATTCGGTAGATTACCTAATATACTTTGTTGTTCTATCCATTTAGAAAAATGTTCATAGAAACCTAAATTTTCTAGATTTTGAAATACATCATTGCCATAAGCTTCTCTACTAGAAAATACAAATAAATATTGCTTTTCTGCTGAACCATCTATATATCGTTTTATAATAGGTTGTGTTGGTATACCTTCTATAGAGTAACTAGATGTTTTTTCACCTAAGTAATCTACGCTTATTCCTTTATGAAATTCATTTAAATAAGGGCATTCTTTTATAAAATCTCGTATACCTTCTACTATTGTTTTATCAGCCATTATTTTGCCCTACCTCCTACAAAATCAGCTACCGATTTTACTACTTCTCTCCCTCTATCTGCCCACATTCTTTTATCCCAGTACTTACCTCGCTTAGGAGCATGTTGGTAGTTAAAAGGCTTTCCGTTTTTACTAATTCCATTATATTGATAATGCGAATAAGGTTGAATGTATGTGATTTTATTTTTGCCTACTCTTGCTGTATTTTTTAAAGGACCTTCGTCGAATGGTACATATTCATCACAAAATTTTCTTACTTCTTGAGTAAAAAACTGTTGTGCTTCGCCATCTTTATTAAGTTTATGTCTTAATAAAATTTCTTCTGCTGGATCCATTTGTAATATGATTCGTGTTTTAGTAGCCATTTACATAGCACCTACTTTCCAATGTCTCATAATATTACTTCCATAATCATTTTTTTCAATAGAAGTAATATTAAATACATCATCAAAATTATTTTCTAATGTTTTAATATTATTCTCTGTTTCGCCTGTAAGTTCAAAATCAACCATTTCGCCTACAACTTTATCGTCACTATTAAAAGTAAAGTATTTATCTCTATCTATTTCAGATAATTGCTCAAAATGTGTAGGACTTATATATTCTTTTCCTTCGAAATAAGCATTAAAAGGGATATAAATAGAGCATGTATTTTGATTGTTTAAAGAGCCTTTCCCGTCGCTTTTAATTCCTTTAGATATTTCTATATGTACACCTTGTATATATGTCCTAGCATATCTAATAATGTCATTATCTCTGTCATAAAAAGCATTATAAAGAGTTATATTTTTATCAAATATCATAATCAACACCTCTATATAACAACCCTGTATGAGCTAAATACATTCTAGCTACTTTATATAATCTTTTTTCTTCTGTGCTCCTTGAGTCTGTAGGTCTTGAGAAGCTAACAGAATAGTCGCCAACTTTTTCAGATGTTATTATTCCATCTTGCTTGTCTTTCTCTATTCTTGCCTTTTCATTTATTACCGCATATACTGCCTTTCTAGCTTCTACAGGAGCTTCATTCATCGTTTTAAGTCTATTCATCGTTATGTAATTTATATACTCCATAGCAAAATCAGCATAAGTTACAAACTTTTCTTCCGGTATGACTGAACCAAAAGAAAAGTCTTTATACTCGTTATAATTTATATCAGCCATACCATTCTCCTTATTCTTTTTCAGTTGATTTTAACCTTTTATTTTCTCTTTTTAATTTTGTTATCTCAGATGCTTGTTTAGCCATTTCGGCTTTTAATGTAGAATTTTCTTCTTTTAAAGCTGCGTATTCTGTAGCTCTACCAACTTCAGCTATATTACCTTCTGTATCTAAAACATTATATCCTAAGGCTAAATAGGAGTCTTTTTGAGACTCCAATATAGTTAATTCTTTATTATTTTTTTTTACAACTATCATCCAATCACCTCATTAAGTTGGATTTATAACAAAATCAATTGCATCAACTTTGTTATTTAGTATGAATACATCTTCGAAAGATTCTTCATAGTAATAATATTTATTTTGAGTTTTAGCACAAGGCTCATCTAAGCATGCTGATTCATAAGAAACAGGTGTTATAACTGCTAATGGATGTATTAAACACATTTGTATTTGTTTAGCACTAGTACCAGCTTTCCAACCTGTTGTAAAATTATAAGCAGTTTTCATAAGTTCTTCTGGAACAACTTGTATTTCAACTTCATCTATTCTTGATATTGTTCTTTGTATAGTTGAAGCTCCATTTCCATCTATATTTATATTTCTTACGATTTCTTTTGCATTTTTAATTATTTTATTTACTCCTGGAGTAACATATAAGATTCTTCCCATGCTAGGCACTCTCTTGTTATCCATTTTTTCCATCATATCGTCAAATTGTTGTAGTACGTTTTCTGCTGTTAAAGCTAGTTCAGTAGCTGTTTTGCTTAAAGCAGTCCAATCTGAGTATATTTTTGATATACAATAAGCATCCATTTCAGGGAATTTTTGTTCTTCATTGTATACTTTTGTTATATTAGCTATAGTCAACACCATATTAGTTTGAGTAACGTCCATTGGATGCACTAGAGTATCCCAATATCTTTCGTTAGTAAGTGTTTTTGTCTCCCATTCATTGCTATGATTTTTAGCAGCTGCAGATATTGTATCTCTATTAGCATCTTTTCTACCTGTTGTACTTATAACTGGTATTTCTATAGTTTTTGCATTTACCCATTTATATCTAGAATCATTAGGAGTATTATATAAAGCTCCAAAGTATAATTGATATGGGAAAACTTGATCTAGTTCTCTAGAATATTCTTTTGCGTAATTTGTTGCCATTTTTCATCATCCTTTCATTAATTATTTTTCAACTTTTCTTACAGGAGTGAACATATTTAAAAAGTTGAATTTATTTTGTTGTTCCCCACCGTCACTTCCACCAGTAGGTTTTACTATTTGAGGCATTGGAGGTGCATCAGGCTCTTGCTTTGGCTCTTCTTTAAACAAAGCTTTATGCTCTTCTTTGTATTGCTTCATAAAGTCATCAGCGCCTAAGAATTTACCATCTTCTAGTTTAAATTCTTTTGCTTTAAACTTTAAAGTAGCTATTTCCTTTGCATCAGCATCTATAAAATCATATTGATTCATAAAATCTTTAGCTGCATAATCATAATCTTTTTTGGCTATAGTTTCATTAAGTGCTTTTGTATCTGTTTCATATTTTATTTTCCACTCTTCAGCACTTTTTTTAATTCCTTCTATATCCATATCTTTATAAGTTTGTATTTCTTTATTAACATCTTTAAGCTGAGTTTCAAATCCATCGGATTTTATTTTATATGTTTCAGCTTCTTTCTTGTATTTTGCAGTTTCTTTATTCGCATCTTCTATCTCCGAAGTATGCTGAGATAATATTTTTGTGACTTGTTCTTCTGTTAGTCCTAAATCTTCTAGAAATTTCTTCTCCATCTTTTCTCCTTTCTTTGCATAAAAATAAGGCCTTACAGCCATTCGTGTCTTTCCTTATATTTCTTATAATATTTCTTGTAATAAGATGAATTTTCTCCAAGTGTTGCTAAATCAAATAGTATTTTGGGGCTTGTAATCAAACCCAACCTTACTAATATTCTATCTGATAATTTTTTCATTTTTCCACTCCTTTCTAAAGGTATAAACTATCAAGGAATTTTTCCTAAGTATCTTAAAATCGATTTTAGAAGGTCGGATTATGTAAACTTTTTTTACAAATCTATATTTTCTATTTTTGCTCTTTCGTCTAATATATTTTTATATGCCTCCATATATACTAATTGTGTATGTAATAAATCATAAGAACAATTAGGTGTAAATCCTAAAGTACCAGCTTTATATTTTATTAACATTCTTTGTAATCCTGTTATTCTATTATCTAGTTGATAATATTCTGCTTTAAATCTATCTTTAAAATCTGTTCCTAACATTAAATCTACTGTGTTTTTTAATTCCATTTATTTTCTCCTTTTACTTGCATGTACCGACTTTTGACTAGTACTTCTATCAAATCCTTGCACTTGTGTTCTATTATCTTTTTTGCTTATATTAGCAGCATTACTAAAATTGCTGTATTCTTGTTTTTGTCTTTGAAGTTTTATGCTAGCATTTGTGAAAGCTTCTTTGTCCCCTGTTGCTCTATATCCAATTAACTCCCTTTTAGTTGCTCTTATCCTTGTTTCTATCTGTCGTTGCCTTTGAGTAGCTTCGTAATAAGTATATGTCTTGCCATTATACTCCATAGACTTGTATGGATTTATATTTTTCAAAGCTTCTTTTGTGTAAGTTCTTTTAGAAGCTCCCATTATAAAAGGCGCATAGCTATGTCGACAATTAGCCCCTAATAATCCTTCTACTGTTCCATAACCTGTCGCATCTTCAAAGTTTTCGTAATTTTCATCACTTCCGTAACGTTTATATACTTCACCTTGCCATTCTTCATGACTTGGTCTAGCTCCAGGATGTGCACTTACTTCCACATATTCGCATCCCATTTCGTCCATTTGAAAATCTGTCATACTTGCCGCCATTTGATTTACTCCAGTTCTTATGGCTCTCCTTACTGCTACATCAACCCTGTTATGCCATCCACTTTCATAGTTAATCCATCTAACTCCACTTTCAGATAGCTTTTTTACTGCTTGTCTCGTTGCTGTTGTTTTATCTAAAACACCAGTTGATACTTGAAAATGAGCTAAATCCAAAGCTTCTTGATAGAATTTAGTGAGTTTTCTATTTTTCACCTTGCCATTAACACCTCTAGTGCAAAAACCAAGTGAATTAGTCATATTCTCAAATTCTCCTTTAGTTTGTTTTATTGCTGCTTCTAATAATTTTTGAAACTCAGGAGAAGAATGTAAATGCATCGGAGTTAACTTAGCATTTTTATATATTGCATTATCAAAGTTTATTGACTTTATAGCACTTTCTCTAAATAGCCTTTCTATTTCTTTATCTGACTTTTTAAGTATTTTTGCTATCTTTTTCTTTATTACATCCTCGGCTATTCCTAGCTCTTGCGCTCTTATATATTGCCATTCAGCAGTGCTTGTTATTGTAGCTGCTTTGTTTATTCTTCTTGCAATATCTTCAATTATAAAATCTTCTAGCTCTTGATATAATTTTTCTATTCTTCTTGGTACTTTTTTCAAATAGTTAGGTGTTAACATTTTTATTCCTCATCATATTCTAAAGGTTTCACTAGATCTTCTGCTTGTGGCATCATTTCTTGAGCTGTCTTTTCATCAACTCCATATTTTTTCATAATATAAAGTTCTGGGCGAATTAATCCACTTGAAACATCTTGTTGCATGCTTGCTAGTTCTTCTTTTTTATCTACAATTAAACTGTCATCCCAATTAAATGTCATTTCATAATCACTAGAACTTGATTTTCCTATTAAAGAAGCCCATACATTCATAGCGTAGGCTAAGTTTTTCAAAGCATTTTCTAAAGATTTTTGTATATCCGATACTGTAGCATAAGAACGTTGCTTGCTCATTATAATTTCTGTAGCAGTTTTTGCAGTTTCTTGTACATTACTAAGAGTTCCATATGCTAAGCCACAGTTAAATTCAATTTTTCTAAGAAGCTCATTTAAACCATTAAATAAAGATTCATCCCTTATTGTTGGACTAAATGTATCTAACATTTTATTCCCACTAGAATTGTCAAATTCAAAAGTTCTATAAAGTCTTTGTTTTGTTGTTGGTAATATAGGTCTACCTTTTTTGTCAGTTGTAAAAGCTTCTATTCCAGCATTTATAGCAAGTTCTGAACCTTCATATTCCCATAACGTTCTAGAATATTGCTTATCTGCTTCTTTTATTTGTTCTACAGCTCTACTGTATACACTCACTCCTAAGGGTGATGCAGCATCTATATTGTTTGCAATAGGTATTTTAAAGTAAGAAAATAAGGGCTTATCAATATTTTTTATACAACTTTCTTCTTCTAAATTAGACCATTCTTCCACTTGAGATAATGGAATTCTATTTCCTAAATCAATGTTACTATTTAGATCTATGCTTGAATTACTATAATTTTGTTTTTCAAAAGCTAAATTAGAAATATAATATCCATCTTTTTCAAGTCTATGATATTCAAGCCTTGTATAAATCATATTTCCAGTTTGTTTAAACTCTGTAAACACTGCCCCAGTAACATCCCCACTACTATTAAAATCGGTAGGATAGAAGTTATTAGCTTGCGTAAGGTCTATAGCTATGTTATCCCCATCTATATAAGGTTTAAATACTAATCCACCTTTAGCACATGCATACTCCGTATAATTTCTTATTTTCTTAATTACTCTTTGATACTGTTCATCGAGATAATCATTTCCTTGAATTGATGTTTTTAATTCTAACGTAACTAATCTAGCAAATTCGCCAGCTATTACAGAAGCTAAATTCATACTTTGAGTTGTGTCGTCTATCCATGGCGCTTTATCTTTGTACATATAATGCCATAATTCTATAGCATCTCTCATTTCATTAGATATTGAAATGTCTACATTTAGTTCTCGCTTTAACGTATCTGTTCCAAACAATTTCCCTAACACCCCCTTTACTGCATTTTTAAATCTTGAAAACATAATATAACCTCCTTATGCATTCAATAATCTTGATGTATATCTTTCTATTGTATATTCATACGCATCTAGTGTATCTATGTCACTTGACCCATCATCAAGTCTTACATCTTCAGTTATTTCTTTTGGGTCGTATATAGCACTACTAAGAGCAGTTTCTAAAGTATCACAATCATCTTTTTCATAGAAGAATCTATTTTGGGATAATAGCATGCATGTGAGTTTTATTCTATCATTTATACAACTTTTCAATGCATCTGTTATTCTTACATTACCTAAATTTGCTTTTTTAGCTGAATTTCTTAATCCTCTTATTAATACTTGTTCAGCACTATCACAGTATACACATGTAATAAAACCATACTTATATATAATTTTCTTTAGAAAATCAACAAATAAGTCTCCTAGTTTTATTGGGTCTATATCTCCAAAATGTCTTTCGCTAGCTAAAACTTTCACTTCTTTAAATCCTGGAGTAATACCAGTAGCTACGAAAGCATGTCCTGAACCAGTTCCACCAAAGTCAACTCCTATATTTATCTTCATAAACAAATCGCTATCAGATTTATTATTAAAATCTTTTAAAAGTTTATTTTTATCTTTCAAATCATTGTACTTGAATTGATATTGTTTCGGATTATTTGCAAAGCTTCTATATATAAGTCCTTCAGCAATACATCTTTTACCTAAAATATCTCTTTGATACCAGATAGATGTTTTGTCATACTGAGATTTTATTTCATTTCGTCTTTCCTCTGTGATATTTATATTATCGTCTATTGTAAAATGCGCATAATTATAACCCCCTAGAAGCTCACCTTTTTTATTTAAATCGTCATATTTATCAATATATTCTGTATAAATAGGGGCATTTGGATTATCTGGGTTGAGGTCCCAAAAGAATTTTCTTCTTTTAGCAGCAATAGTTCTGTTATAAGCTTCTTTTATTGTATTGTCATGATGCAAATTAATTTCTGTTGCAATCCACATGCCATATGAGTTACCTCTTATTTTCTTAAATGAGTTAGCTAATGCACCTCCTGAAAATATAACTATCTTTTGTTTATTTTTCGTTGAAGGTCCTTTTATATAAAGGCATTCATTCCCTTTATATTTTCCCCAATGACATTGACCTCTAAATATATATTCCAATCCAAAGCCATTAGCATCGCCGATATTAAGTTTCGCATTAGCACTTGTAGACCCTGTCGCAAGATGTATTCTATCTGGAGTAGTTTTTAGTTCATGAGCAAAAGCATAAACGTTATCTACTGTTTTACCTGCTCTTACTGCTCCCTCTGCAAAATTAAAAGTATTTCTTACACAGTTTCTAATATAATTTTTATGTTTATCAGAAAAGTTAAATGGTATAGTTTTTTTCTTAGTTATCATCACCATATAAATCACTATCCGTTTCACTTAAATCTTCTATCTCTGTATTATTACCAGTCAGCTTGTCAGTTTTTGCTTTTATATTATCTATTCTTGCTTTTTGTTCCTCTGTCGCTAGCTCTGGTTTATTATTTATAAGTTCAGAAGCTTGTTTTATAAGACTTCTAAGTTCTGACATTGCTCTAGATTGAGCATTTAAAAACGTTGCTTGTCTATCCCATGCGAATTGAAATTCATATTCTATTTCTTCTCCAAACTCTGTGTCTTTATGCTTTTTAATCTCTTTAATCATTTCATTTTTATCTTTTACATACATGATTTTTTGAGCTCTTATTATGGCAGCATATTGAATAGTTATTTGCTCTAATAGAATATCTAGTGGATTTTTCTCTTGTATTTCTTCTATTATTTCTAATGTATCATCTGGCAGATATTTTGAAAAAAATCCATGAGTTTCAGCTTTTTTATTCCCTATAGGACCACCAGGACCACCGATATTCCCAACAGCATTTTTATTTCCTATAGGTGCTCCACCTAATGAGGTCGAGTTGGTTTTGGAACTTTTTTCATTTAATTTATTTAAATTACCACAATCGGCTCGTTTGCTAGTTTTTTTAACTTTTTTTGTATCTTTTTTATTAGTAACGTTCCTTTTGTTTTTTGGTAACGTTCCTTTTAATTTTTCTTCCCATTTGTCTTGGAATTTCCACTTTCTAATTTGAGTATCTTTTGCATCAAGTTGTGTGGCAATATCTTTTAGCAAAATTTCTCCGTTATGTTGTTTATATATTTCAAATGCTTTATCTCTATTTGGACTTCTTGCTCTCGACATTTATCACCACCTCGTTATTTTCTAATTTATTTACTTCTATTTCTATATTTATTTCTATCCTTGTTTTTTCTTGCTTCTATCAATTCATTTATTGATTTTATATATTTTTCATCATTGCTTACTCTAACATGACTTGTTAATAAATATAAATTTCTAGTTTTAGGTCTTTTCTTTCGTATGCAATTATCTACTACAGTCTTAGCCATGTTAAATCCATAAATATGTGAATGTCCCATTGAAAAAGGTTTCTGTGTATTATACACAACATATCCTTTCTTTACAGCTAATATTATGTATTCTTTTTTCTCGTACACTTTTTCACCCATTTAGATCATTCCTTTTCTACAAAATAAAAAGAACCCTAGTTAGAGTCCTTTCAATTTGATGTATGTGTAACTATAAAATAACTTAGTGGACAGTTAGAAATTTAAGAAAAAATTCATTAAATTGTTAACTGTAGTAATAATTATTAGTTGAAGTCTTAGCAAGTCGTAGGATTCGAACCTACATCGTTGGGGGCGATTTCCATTACTTGCACATTACCGAGGTTTCACCCTCGGCCACATCAGTTAATAACCAAGATGTCAAATACACATTTAAAATTCACTTAATTAATTATCGGAGGAGCGCTAGCCCCTTTAGGAAAATCATGTAGCAATATTTTTCATTTCATAAACAAAAAGTTGTACGCGATTAACTGGGTTACCAATCCAGCCAATCTAGGTAAAATAGTTGTTAAAAGAAATTTTATTTACACTATTATAATAACATATATCGATGTGACATTTAATGCCATCATTCTTTAATTTTCCTGTTTCTACTATGTCACCTTCACATATTTCTATATCATTAATATCTTTGTATCCTGTATATTCTCCGATGCTTTCTCCGTCTACTTCAAAGAATCCTCGGTAATTATGTACTAAATATGTTTCTAGATCATCATTGTATTCTGCTCCGAAACCTTTTATCCATTGGCCTTCATCTAAAGAATAGCCTCTTACTTTCATTCCTCTCATTGATTTTTCACCCCTATATTTCTACAGAACAATCATATATTTCATTTCCACAAGAACAACTAACACAAACTGTTCCATCATATAAAGTAAATATCGCAATATCTTTACTAAAGTCTATATTATCCTCAGATGAATTAAAATTTTCTTTTAAATTAATCTTTTTACCACATTTATTACAAATCACTGTAAAACCTATTATATGTGTTTGTTTTTCTTTCATCTTTATTTTCCTCTAATATCTAACTAATTTAAATCTATACTTTTGTTTTACATTAGGATATTTATCTCTATCTACTTCACTCATAAACATATCATATGGTCTAGCATAAACTGCTGTATCATCGTATAAGGATTTATATAAAACCAACTCTTCTGTAGTATCAAATTTTACTCCTGTTTCATCATATTTAGGGTTTATTTGATATACCCATTCATTATCATTAATTCTCCAAATTGAAAATCTTTGATTTGTTTCTGTATGTCTTGCATATATTCCATATAACTCTAGTGAGCCTTCTTTATCGTGTTTTTCTTGCATTTCTTTATTAGACATATATCTAGCAACTCCCATAGTTGCATAATATTTGCCTTTAAAATGTTTGTATATTGCTGGATATATTAGTTTTCTTTCTTCCATTTCTTTTGTAAATCCTAAAAAATTACTATTTTCTTTTATTAAAAAATCTATAAACTTTTTATGAAATTCTTCTTCTGATAATGGTGTTTCTATCATTCCAGTTATTTCTATTTTATTTTTTATTTTCATTTATGTTTCCTCCTAGGCTATTTTCTTGAGTATATTTGAGTGTAATCTGTGTATTTGTCTCCAGCTATAACTTAACTCTACACATATTTGCTCCCACGCTTTACACTCTATGTATCTTGCTCTTAGAATACATCTATCCAAGCTATTATCAAGTTCATCTATCGTTTTTTCTATTTTAGTCATTGTTGCTATTAATTGTTTTTCTTTTTTTACTAAATCTTCTTTGCATTCTTCTATGTCTACAATAAGACTTAATATATCTGTTCCTTCCCCGTTTCCTGTTGGCATATCTGTTATTACTTGAGATTTTATACTTGTTTTTCTTTCTTCTAAGTATTCTATACGTTCTTTGATTTGTTTTATTTCAATTTTTATAGTTTTATACTGCATTAATTCTTCTTTACCCATATATCAATCTCCCCATTATTTTCTATTTCTTAACAACATATGCCTCGCTACATGATTTTGCATTATTATTTCCCTCTAGGATTCCCACATGTCATTTTTCCTTCTGGGCATTTGCCTTTAGTACAAGGTGCTCCAGCATTTTTAAACAGTACAGGTGCTACTTCTTTTACTAATTTAAGCATTTCATCAGCTAGTTGTCTTATTTCCCATTGTGCCCTGTCGCAGCAACGTTTACTAAAGAAATTGTATAAACTTCGAGCATTCATTGTCATAACTATCTTAGTTTCGCAGGCATTTGGAAATACATATCTAGCATCTTCTATAGCTTGTTTTTCTATTGCATTATATTCTTTTTTATTATTTTCTTTGTATATAAAATCAATATAGTCTTTTATGTTGGCTATATGTACGAAAGATTCAAAAAATGCTCTCGAATTTCTAAAAGCTAAATATTCATCTCTTATTTTATCCTCTATTAATATTTGTACTAAATCATCATAAGCATTTTGACATCTTTCCATATGTTCAATAAATATTTTTTTAGCTTCTTCATTTCTTTCTATCTCTGGTGGGATTATATATTCAAACTGATCAAGTTTTACATATCTTTGAGATTGTTGTGAGAAACTTGCTATTCTATGTCTCACTATTTGGTGAGAACAACTTCTTGATATTCCTTCAATTCCGAAAGTAAATGTAACATGCTCGATTGGAGATTCATGCCCCATATTTACTAATGTATTTACAAATTTTGCTACTTCTTCATCTGTAAGATTTTTAGATATTTCATCTACTCCTACTGGTGAATAACATAGTTTTGCTGCTGCTGCAACTACTGCATCTGGATTAGGCGTATGAGCCATTAATTTTACTTTTAATTCTGCCATTTAACATTCCTCCTATTTATTAAGTAATTCTTGCCATGCTTCTTCTTGAGCTTGCTCTGTTAATTTCTTTGATGGAATTATACCAAAACGTTTTACTTTAATTTTATATATTTTACTTATACTGTTACAACAAAGCAAAGCTTCTTCTAAACTCCATTGGCCATCTGCTGCTCTATCATTACAATATTTGCTAAACTCTTTGAAGGACATATATTTAAATTTTCCTATCATTATTCATCCTCCTCGTCTTCATCATCAAACCATTCGTTCCATGTTTTAATCCAATCATCTAAATCATCTTCTTTATAGCCTACACTTTTTACCCATTGAGTAAATTCTTCTACAGTATCATTTATCGGTCTAAAACTTTCAAGTACTCTTCTAAAAGGTCTTAAATAATCATTTATTACTTCTTCTGCTTCTTTTTTAGCATATTCTTCATTATAGCCTCTTTCCATTATCACCTTAACATAATCTTCTTTAGTCATATTCCAATGTGTTACAGTATCTACTATACTTGAAAATCTACAATATAAACCATTAGGTTGTTTTGCAATAAATCCAGCCATTATTATTTGCCCTCCTTAAATTGTTTTCTAATACAGTCTAAGTTTTGTGTCCCGTATAACCTTGATGTTTTAGACTTTATCGCTCTTAATGTTTTTGGTTTAAGTTGCTCTGTTATATGTTCATAATCATAATTATCTAGAATTAATTCTTTTAGCTTGTCTATTTGCTGCTTTGACCATTCTTTATTATTACCTGTTTGAATTGGTCTTGCTTTAATTCCTTTTTCCCACAATTTTCTTGCAACTGCATTTTCTGTTCTACCTAATTTTTTTGCTATCTCTGAATAAGTATATTTGTGTTGATTAACTAAGAATTGTAAGTACTCATACTCTTTTTCTGTCCATTTTTCTTTTTGATTTTTCTTGAATTGTCTTTTGTTTTTGATATCTCTTTTTCTTTTTTCATCTACCCATATTGGTTCTGGACCTAAGCTATATTTTTCAAGTTTACTAAAATCTAAAAATGATTGATTTTCTTCTGCCCATACCCAAAATTCATCTAATGCTACTATCTTATATCTTTTATTTTTTATCCTTCTATACCTTACAGGGAAGTTTCTTTTTTCTATCCACGATGTTAATGCATATGTATGATTTGTACTATATCCTAACTCTGATAATAGTTTATGCATTGTTATGCAATCACCATTGTCAAAGAATCCTCCCATGTCTAGTTTGTAAATCTTATTTCGTACAGCACATTCTGTTCGATCTAACTTCTTTGCTATATTTGGCAAAGGAGATAATCCCCATCTATCTTTTAAATATTCAACTTCTTCTACTGTCCATGCTCTCCTACTCAATTATTTATCACCCATTTCTTTTAGTTTTTTCTCTATATCTTCTATTGCACATTCTATAGCTTCTCTTTCATTTAGATTGTATTTAGCCATATATTCTCTTGCTATTTTTACTATCTCATTTACTCGACTTAATAGCACTGTTTTTTGCTCCTTTCTTTGTATTTCGTTCTGTTTCGTCATATTATATATTTTACTACAGCATATAAAATTCTAGGAAGGTTTGATTTCCCTCCTAGAACTAATATTTTATTTATCTTCTTTTAATCCTTGCAATTCTTCGAGCTTCTTACAAGCAACATATTTACAAAAATTTTTACAACCTTCTCTTAACATTAATCCTTTTCCATTCACTCTGCCGATTGTTGTATAACCTATAAAGTGTTTACAAGTTGCCCCTTCTTTTTCAAAGTATTTACATTTCATCACTCAACCTCCAGTAGTTCTTTATTTTCGTATATATTTCCTATTACTTTATATCCCCAGTTTCTATTTGATGAATCACCTATTTCAAGGATTCTTGTTTCAAAATAAGATTCTCCTTGAAATGTTCTTTCAAATGTGTATTTGCGTTTAAATCCATTATCTTCCCATATGATTGTTTGTATTCTATGTTCATGGGTTTCTATGATATCACCTTCGTATATTTCTACTCCATTTCCATCTTTGCAACCTGTATATTGCATAAAATCAAATCTTTTAAAATTGTTATGAAATAAATCATTTAAAGGTGCATATTCTTCAAAAGCAAAATTATCACCGCTTATCATTTTATTTCCTTCTTTATCCCATGCTCTAAACTTAATTTCTCTATTCATATCGTTCCTCCAATAATTTTTTATTTTCGTACACATTTCCTATAATTTTATTTTCCTCCTATCAAATGAATTGTATTGTTTTGCTTATGATGATCATATATAGTAACATCTTTTCTTTTTATTTCTATAACCATGTTATATGTGTATCTATATTCTATTGGAAATAACTCAAATTTAATTATCTCTAATCCTTTAGCTTCAATTTGTCTTTTTATAAATTCAGCATCTATATCTTTTATTTTTACTCCTGGTACACATATTGGTAATATTATGTTTCTATAATTATGATTTTTCATAGCATTAATAATTGGCTTTACAACTCTCTCTTTATACATTGTCTTTATAGCTTCTTCTCTATATGTATACTCTTGTATTTCTTCATCTTCATCTAACATCGTCATTATTACGTTTCTTACCTTCTCTATTCCTAGATTACAGTTCTTACAACCAAAAACTGATAATGCATTTCCTCTTAAAATTCTTCTAAAGTTATTACATCTACAATCACATTCTTTATGCCAGATGCCCTTTTTTATCTTTATTCTTTTATTCATATAGTCCCTCCAATTCCTTTTCAGCTAATTTAATTGCTTCCAATGTGCTATATCCCTTTTCTATGTATTTCTTAGCCAGTTCTACAATTTCATTCACTCTGTTTAATAGCAAAGCTTATCACCCCCTTTTTAGTACTTGTAATTCTTCAAGTTTCTTACAATCAACATACTTGCATTTATCTTTACAGTTATGTTTTATAATCGTTCCTTCTCCATATGCTCCTACTATTTGTGGTCCTAAATAGTTGCTGCAGTATTTATCGCCAGTTTCTTTTTTAAAGTATTTACATTTCATCTTTATCACCTAATTTTCTGTTATATCAACTATAGCTGCTACTTCTGAAAATCTTACAAAGAAATTTTGACCATCTTTATCATCTTTAAATAAATTGATTCCCTTTTCTTCTTCCTCTGCTATTTTATTTATATCTGCTAAATTTCTTATGATATTTTCCTCTTTGAAACTTCTTTCAAATTCCTTACCACTTTTTAAAATTATTCTAAATTTTCTGTATTGCTCTGCCATATACTTACCCCCTATTTTCCAGTTTTTTTGCGATTCTGTTTTGTTTATATGCTATCCACTTTTGTACTTCTAAAGCATCAATATCATATAATTCTTTAAGCCATTCAATTCCTATTAATACATCTGCTATTTCCTCTGCCATGTTGTCAGCATCCAATTTGCCTCGTTTTGCTTTGCTTATTGCTTGAATTAATTCTGCACATTCTTCCATTGCGATAGTTGTAAATAATTCCTCATTTTCTGATGCCTTCATGAAGTATTTTATTGTATTTTCTTTTTTATTCATTTTTTTCTCTATTCCTTTCCATTTCTTCTTTGTTCATATTTCCTCCTAATACTTAACTCCTATATAATCTAATACCTCACCTAGTTTTAATTTATTAATACAGTAATCATATTGTTTTTTATGTGTTTTCTTTAGTCTTTGTATTCTATTAGGTGTCGCATCGTGATTTATACCATATAAGCAGTAAATACAACCTGTCCTTTCACATCCAGTAGTACTATATGTACATTCATCAAGTAAATTTCTATCTTCTATAACTTCACCATAAACACTTGCTATTTTTAGATCATTCTTATAAATGTACTCTAGTATATCTTGTTGTCGCCAAAATCCAAGTGGTGTACTTACAGGTCTTTTGCTTTCAAATGCATTACACCCATGTTGTAAGTAGCTTTGTTGTCTTAAACTACTTTCTTCTGCCATAGTTCCAATAATAGGAACTTTACCTGTTTCTTTTTCAAATTTCTTTACAGGTCGTTTTTTCATAACTTCGCAGCATTTATTTGATATTTCAAACGGTGCATCTATTAAGTGGGTATATAACTTTAATTGTGGAAAAGAAAAGAGAGTGAATTAAAATTTATCACTCTCTAATACCTCTAGTAATTGTGGAATATCTACTCCAAAACCTTCTGTTAATTTTGTACTTCCTACGAAATCATTCCAACTAAATGCCGTAGTAAATGTATATGTTTTGTTACTTGTATTTGCTCTTGTATATTTAGGTTTTCTAGTAGCACTTGTACCGAATAACACCTTTGCTCTAAGCACCTCAAAAGAGTAACCTCTACCAGCTTTCTCGATGTTCTTAATCAAGTTATTTAAACTTTCTGTATAAGCATTTGTGATTCTACATGTAAAGTAGTTAAATATCTCATACTGCCAGTTATCAACTGTTTTAATAACATCTTGATAGTATTTCATATCCTTTGGAACTGCTTTCTTCCAGTCCTCATAAGCCTTTAAAGCATCTTCTCGATTATCATGTTTATAGATATCCCTAAATTGTTCTTTTAACTCATAGGCTAACTTTAACTGTGGAAAGTCTAAAAACATTAGTTGCATATCCCAAATCTGTCTAGCATTTAAATCCTCTTTATTCCTCAGTAGCAAGAATCTATCTTTTAACAATTTAGACCTTTGTTTCTTGTCTAATGAGCCTTTAAACGACTTTCTCTCACCTTCTAAAGCATTGTTAACTAATTGTATTACATGGAATCTATCAACGATTACCTGAGCTTTTGGCAACTCCTCATAGACTGCCTCTTTGTAGTATCTCCACATATCTATAGTTACTACTTCTATGTTCTCCTTGTTAGGCAATTTGCCTAGAAAAGCCTTTACATCAGATTTCTTACGGCTTGGCTGGATATCCAATACCTTACGTCCAATTATATCGGTGTAAACGGCTCTCATGCTTTTATTAAGATGTGCCTCGTCTATTCCTAATATAACTGGAGTAAGGAAGGTCATATCCTTTTCTAGCCTTTCTATGTAGGCATTAAATATTCGCTTTACTGTAGTAGGAGAAACACTATATTCCTCTGCTATATTAGCAAATGGTTTTTTAAGAGATTCTTTTTCTATTTGCTCTCTTAAACGTATAGTGATTTTATCTCTATCGTCAATGCTCTTATAATGTTGACTAAATGTAGTATCGCAATATCGACATTTATATCTATGTGTATGTATTTCAATCCCTACTCGTTTTCCAAAACTGTTTACATCTCTTACAAACCTTTTAGATTTGCCATGCTTATAATATTCAACCCCACCACACTCTGGGCAAGCCACAGGCTCTTTAACTGGTTTTACTATTACCGTCATATCGTGGTCATCTTGTATTGTGTCTAAAACTTCAAATTCTGGTAAATTTAGTATATTCATGTTGTCTTTTTCTCTTTCTGATAATTTTAACTATTTTTGATTAATGCTTTAAAAAATGCTTCATAATCTATTTCTAAGTCATTATAATATGCTTCCATAAATTCTTCGATTTGTTCGCCTATTACTTTCTTAGATTCTATTTCTTTCTTTTCATACTCTTTTTTATATGCCTCTATTCTTCTTTTACGATTGTTTTCAAAAATCCAATCTATATTTTCTTCAAAATTACTTTTGACTAATTGCTCCATTTTTACCACCTATTCAGCAAACATCCAATCTTCTGCTAACATATCAGCTTGTGAAGCAAGCCAACCCATTTGAACTCCACTTGTACCAACAAATGCAATAGCTTTATTGCCTATACATTCGTGTTCACAGTTAACGATATCCCCTTTAGCTGATTTATAACTAATATTTGATGCTAATTCTATGTATTGAGATTTACCATTCCAACCTTGTCTACATACTTTTAATCCACGTTTTAGGTATTTTATAGCTTCACCAAAGTTAAAAGTAGGAGTACCACCTAATAAAGTACAGTTTTCATTATCAGCAATTACCCATTCATCAGATAAAACATTACTTAGAGTATATTCAACTCTTTGTGTTTCTCTTATGTCTA